GCGCTACTTCGCTACGGGGCAACTTACGAAAACCGGCAGAGCGCCACAATAGTTGGTATGAACTTTACTATTGAGCTTGCCATGCTTATTGAGTCCATCGCAGCGATGCCTGCCCCCCGGCAGAGGCCACCAGAGCCAGAGCCAGAGCCAGAGAACTCCGACGACTCCGACGACTCCGACGACAGCGCAGACAGCGATGGTGGCGAAGAGACCGACGAGGACGGCAACCCTAAAGGCAGCAGTGGCGACACCAACGAGGGACTGCAAGACGACGGCGAAGCCAAAGAACTCGCTGACAAAGATCAGACCATTGACCGTAAGGCTATCCAAGATAAAGCTAACAAAGCTTTAAACGGAGGCATCGAAAAGAACGGCATTGGTGAATGGCTCCCCCTGAGAGTCAAAGCCCTACCGCTCACCATTACCATCCCTGGAGCTATCGGGCGCAAACGAGTGGCATCCAACATGGGACGCAACCCTCGCCGGATGCATCGTATGCTCACCGACCCTGACCGTCGTGTGTTTGACAAGTTTGTCAAGTCCAGCGGCGGCGTCGTACTCATTGACTGCTCAGGCTCCATGTCACTCTCCAAAGATCAGGTGCGAGAAATGATGGAAGCAGCACCTGGATGCACCGTCATGGGTTACTCCACAGGCTACGACGGAGACAACTGCTTCATCCTCGCAGACAAGGGCAAGATGACAGCCAAACTTCCTCGGTTCCGTGGAGGCAACGGCAACGACAGGCCCGCACTCGAATACGCTGTGTCCCGACGCATCAACCGGAAGTCCCCAGTCATCTGGGTGACCGATGGGTTGGTCTACCGTCCACGAGGAGGCTCCTCCGTCTTTGACGAGACCGAGTGCGCTATCCTCGCACAGAAGAACAACGTTCACATGGAGTACTCCCCAAAGGATGCGATTACCTTCCTTCAGAGTCTCCAGCGTGGGCAGGCTTACAAGCCACAGGTTCTGCCACGATGGAAGGAGTACCTGCGGCAGCGCTGATGCCCACACAGACAGGAAGGGCCGGGGGAATCCTCTCTCCCCTCGGCCCTTCCGTCGTTCTGAACGGCTAACCCCGACGAAAACCGTTCAAACAATATGTTATCTTACAAATCTATTATCGGAAGGAGGAACAGTGGAAGAACAAAACTTATTCAATCTAAAAGATACCAATGGTGTACCTGCGGAGACTGTACAAGCAGTCTTCGACTTCTGGAAGAACACGTGCAACAGGACTGAAGGTACTAAACTAGACGAGGCACGGGAAAAGAAAATCGCCTCCGCTCTCAAGCTGTACGGTGAAGAGACATGCCGTCAAGCTATCATCGGATGTACGCTATCCGAATGGCACAACGGGCGGAACCCCCGCAACAAGAAGTACAACGACATAACTCTTATCTTTCGGAACGCCGACAAGGTGGAAACGTTCGTGGCACTATATCATCAGGAGAAAGACGGACAGAAAGAAATGGACGAATGGCTAAACATGTAGGAGAACCAAGATACCTAACCCTCTACAGATGGGTTAAGTACGTATACGAACAGATCATCGAATGGCTAATGCCTTCCGACTTCTGTCTAGTAGACGCAGAAAAGAACAAAGTAATTTTTCATGGACGATTCCACGAAGTCGAACATCGCATGGACCAACAGTACGGGCGACCACTCATGATCCTCAGAGACCACGAACTCCCCAAAGACTGCGATATCACCGAACTTCAGCAGTCACATACGCCAGCAGGACGGTACTAATGAACCCGCACGTTACACGAGCCGCAGAACTCGGCGTCACCGATGAACTTGCTAGCCTCTTCGCTGTACTCGCAGGGCCACGCATTACCACACGGCCCGATCATCTTGCTGCCCTCAATGTATGTGCGCAACACATCCGAGACAGTCGGCAACGCAGCCACAGCAGGCGGGGGTTCAGGAATGCCAATGGTGTCCCTAGCACACCCAGCTAACACATGAGCACAATACTGTGCCATCGCCATACCCTCCGCAGCAGCAGCCTCAGCCACAAGCTCCTTCACCCAAGCAGGCATACGCAAATGCAAACTGACATTCTCGTTAGGATCAGTCACTCCAAGTCCTCTAAGTACTCTACGCCCGCTTCCTTCATCGCCATCATCAACAACAACTCTGTCATCGAAATCCCATAACCATCAGCGATATCCATCAACAAATTCTTTAAACGAGGGTCAACCTTAAACGACATGCCCACGTTTTTACTTTCTACATCAGCACGCTTCGGTGGACGCCCCGGACCAGCCACATCAAATAAATCATTCATATTTATATAATACCCCAAACTACACTAAAAGGCCAATGGTGTCCCTACGTGCCCACATACACACCCCCGCCTGTGACTACCTTCACCCAACCCGCACTATACATACCCGACCAGTCCCGCTAGAATAGAGTTTGGCTAATAAGCTAAACCACACCCCAAGGAGGTGAACCAACACATGACAAAGAAAATCATTACCCGGCTCAAAGACCGTCGAAAAGCCCGCAAGAAGCTACTCTACATCAACGGCATCAGCGTCCCACGAGACCGCTCCCTATGGACCGACGACCTAGAACGAGAAATCGCAGCAGCACGAGCACGCTGGTAAACATCTAACAACACACCAATTAACACAGAGAGGGGACCCTAGCAGTAAAGTTGCTAAGGTCCCCTTTCTCATTCCCAACCATCAAGGTAAACCAGCCCCGCCCCACAGGCCCACACCGCTAAACCTGCGGGACTCGCCAACCCCAGCCCACTCAAGACCGGGACTAACCCACCCAAATACCCTCAATGGTGTCCCTACCGCAGCTTCGTACCACAATCCAAACAAATCTCAGACCAAGGATACACCTGCCGCCGCTCCAACGGATGCGTACACGTATAAATCTCACGCCACCGTGCATCAGCCATCTGCCTCAACCACTCAGACACAGAAGCCCCATCAGACTCAGCCGCCGCCTGCCACTGAGACCGCTGAGTTTCCCCAACACGAATCAACACCTGACGGTCACGAGGCTCATCATCCGCCAACGCCGGGGCTACATCACCCTCCAGCACAGCATCGACCGCACCAGCAACCTCAGCCTTCCGCACCTCATCCGCCAACAAAGTTTGTTTCAAATAATCACTAGACATCACTGTCCTCCTCAACAATCACAGCATCAACCACATCATCATCACGATCAACACTATCCAAAATATTATTAACAACACCAGAATCCAACACACCCGACGAAGACATCAACTCCAACAACGCCAAAGCCTCACCCTTAGCATCACCCGCAACCGACACCTCACCACCAACCCCAGCCAACGACGACGTAACCTCAACAGACGACGCCCCCTCCAAACCAGAAATCGCAACCTCAGACCGCTCAACATTCATACCCAACAACTTAGCACGCCTATCCATAATACCCAACACAGTACGCACAGCATTCTGATCCGGCTCCAACATCACCTCAGAACCATCATCCAACACCTCACGCCTAAACTGAGTCAAAGGCCACACAGACTTCTGCATCTCATCCAACCGCTCCAACTCCAAACGCAACACATCAGGATACGACAACCACGCCTCAGAATTCAACCGACCCAACTGACGCCTCGTAGCCGCCGCCACAGCCGAAGCCGACATATTAAACCGCTTCCCAATATCCTGATTCGACAACCCAGACTTACGCAACCCAAAAATACGGGCATCCCTCTCCGCCAAAAACTCCTTAGAAAGCTTATTAGAATCCATACAACTATACTACCACGTATCTACAACCACTATACAAACAAACACAAAACACACAAACAACTTGACACAATCCCCACCGGCCGGACACTCAACCCCGATTCAAATGCGACCAAACCTGAGCCAAAGTAAAACGCTCAACCCGAACCCCACGACGCTTAGCCTCAGAATCCAACTGCCGAGGAGTCAACCCAGCCCAAACCCCATGCTGATCCGAAGCCGGAAACGACAAAGCATACTCCAAACAATCCTTACGCACAGGACACTGCCTACACATACGACGAGCCTCCGAAATATACGACAAATCCTTATGCTCCTTAGGGAACATCTGATCCGTCTTACCCTTACACAAAGCGTCATCAGACCAGTGTTTAGCGGGTTCTGGGGGGTTTTGGTGGGGGTCAATGGGGGGTTGTGGGGTGTTTGGGGGTTGTATAGGTGTTCGGATGTTTTTGGTTATGCGTGTGAGTGGGTTTGTGTTGTTGTCCACAGTTAGGGTCCTTCTAGTATGGGTTTTGTTGTTTGGGTTTAATACTAGTAGGGTGTTATGGTTGTAGTTTACTGTAGAGGGTGGGTGGGTGTCAACTTGTGTATGAGTCTAACGCTAATACTAGGGTTATGGCTATAATGGTGAAGGCTATGCCTATCATGTAGTCTTGGGGTAGCATTGGTTTGTCCTTTAGGGCTTTTTGTTGTGTGTTGCTTGGGGGTGTTTGTGATCGTGGTAGGATTTGCGGGGTTTCTATTTGGGGTGTTGTCCTGTTTGGGCGTGTTCGTGTAGTCGGGTGATTTGGGTGATTGTTTGGTGGATTGCGAGGGTGATGAGTCCTGCTGCGATGATTGGGGCGGCTATGAGCCATCCTAAATTTTTGGTCATTTGGGGTTCCTTCTTTTGTATGTTGAGAGTAGTTTGTCGGTGAGTGTGGTTACTATTGCGGATAGTGACCACAGTGCTGTTGCGGCTCCTGACAGGATGAGCCATACGATGCCTGCGAATAGAATGTTGTCCATTTGTTAGAACCTTGCTGTCGAGTTTTTGACTTGTGATACGGTGAGTTCGTCGCCGTAGTTGTCGTGTATTGTGTGTATGTTGGACGGTATCCATCCTCCTACCCATTTGCCTTTCTGTTTCCCTTTGGGGGGTAGGTACCATCCGATTTTGGTGTGGTCACTACAGTAGGGCTGTACACTTGATGTATAGTTGTTTTCTTTGTCTGTGAATTGGACGTGGTATTGTGCTGAATTGCCGCACCTGCTTACGGAGCAGTACTTGAGGCTGAGGTTACCTGATAGGGGCATAGTCAGTCATGTGTCCTGATAAGTCGTGTCCGGGGGGATACTAGTCGTTTCTGGTATTCTCCGGGCTGTTTGCATATCCAGCAGGGGGTTCCTTCTAGTTGTTCCCAGTAGACTTCGCAGTCGGGACAGTACATTGGGGGGAGCCATAGGGGGTCCATTTTATCTCATGTTTCTGTCAGGTAGAGGTCTGTGGTCTTTACGTCGTAGAACAGTTCACCCTTTTGTACGTATTTGTTGGATACTTCGACTAGCGGGGCGTTGAGCACGGTTTCTGCTTTGCACACAAACATTTGGGTGTGTTTCTCGTTGACGGAGAAGAACAGGGTAGGTAGATCGTTGTCTAACAGTTTCTTCTTACGTTCAGGCACATGCAGGCTTTTGAACGGGAAAACTGTAGCTTTCCAGTTCGTCCGTACTTCTACTTCACCGTAACCTACGAGTCTATCGTATTTGTAGAACAGTAAGTCTACCCCGTATTCGTCAGGGTTATCTTTAGCGATAAGCCCATCTTTGTGTGCGCTCACATAGTTCTTCACGGTTTCCCGGCCTTGTACGTCGTGCCGGTTATGTAGGTCACGGTCAAAGTCCTTATAAATAGGCATTGTCTACCTCAACTTCTTCCTCAAGTTCTTCTGTCATTCCGGGTCGCCATATGATACGATTTGCCTCTTTGCCTCCTTCTAGGAAGAAGTGAGTCGTGGTAATCGTGGGGGAAACGCCGATCATTGCATAGGTGCCCTCGTAGGCCGCAATACGGTTACCTTCCAACTGGGCTAGTAAACCTAAGTTGTGGTTTTCTTTGATAACACGTTGGTCAATGTTGTCAAAAATCTTCACGTAGGTCTTGTCGGTGTCAACGTACCAGTGCTCTGTTCCTGCGGTAAACTCGCAAATCATAGGTCATTCGTCTTCTAAAGCGTTTGCCATATTCAACAGGTCTAACAATCCGTCACGCATATCGGCAGCGGGGACGTTGTTATGCCCGGATACGTCAATAAGCATGGATTCAATCTGTTGGATCATAGTCTCTACTTGGGACTTGGAAATATCGGTTTCGGTCATTTGGAAGTGCTCCCTTTTGATCGACGGCGGGGTGATGTAACTGCGGGCGACGATAACGCCGTCACGCTTTCGTAGTCTTCTTCAGTGATGGGTGTGTATTCGTCAAGATCAAATGTATATCCATCAAAGGCTGACTTCTTATAGAAGAGTAGCCTCAACCACTTAATCAATGTCTGCATGTATATCATCTTCATCCTCTCTCCAAAAGTCACCGTGAAAGAAGTAGTGATTCCAGCCACTAGGCTTATCAGGCTTAGTGTACACCCAGTCAGGCTCACTAGCATAATCATACGGAGTATTAGGGTCAGCGTTGCTCATGCCGCTATTGTACCACACTCACCTGTGTAGGTCAATACTACACTTGTGTCCCGTGGGAAGGAATCGAACCTCCCTAGCCAACGGCAGCAGGTTTACAGCCTGCCTCTACTCCCAGGTAGTTCCACGGGTATGGCGGAGCGAGTGGGATTTGAACCCACGGAGGCTTTCACCTCGCTTGTTTTCAAGACAAGTACATTCGGCCGCTCTGTCACCGCTCCGATGCTAATGATAGCACACTTTATCGTGTGCGGTCAAGTCACAGATTGCGATACAAGCAACTATAGTTTCCACCTGTGGCCCACGGGCCGTTACCACAGACTTTACGCAAAGTAATAGCCGCATTAGCCCACTCAGAACTCAGAGTGTTTTGACGGGTACGCAGGCCGTGGAGAGCCATCAGCCAGCCGCCGTCACCGAAATAGCGTCCCCCGAAGTAACCTGCTCGGTTATGCACTGGGTTAAGTTGCACAACACCCGTGTCTCCAGAACTTTCATTTAAAGTATCTGTACCGCAACGAGTCTCCCTGTAGGCAATTCCACCGTCCACAAAAAATGCGGCAGAGTTTCCACTCGGATCGTAATAGTTAAACACTCGTCTGACTGACTCACAGTCGCCAGGAATGATCGAAGGGGGTCCAGAGGGGGCAGGAATCCTCTCAGCGGGCGCAGGCTGTTCAGGAGCCGTCTCAGGGGCCTGTGTGGCCGGAGGAGCCGTTACGGGCGGCTGTGTGGCCGGAGGAGCCGTCTCAGGGGGCGGTGTAACACGAGGAGGCGGGGGATTGACCCTGACCGCCGTCTCAGTAACCGTAGCCGGTCGATTGAGAATCCCTTCGTGCCACGGGTACGGTTCCGCTTCCACAGCAGCCGATCCCATAAACAGGGCGAGCACAAAAACACCTAGAAAAACCTTCATTGTTAACACCTCGTCGTCCGTATCTGGTTGATTAAAGAACTAACTTAGAATATTATACCATTTTTGTGGTGTTGTGGTAGCCAGTTGGGGTGCGACCCCTTACACCTCTAGAGGACTGGTAACTCCCCAGCCGTTGTATTTGTACGAATACAACAGATACATGCTAAGCCGTACAGCCTTCAGAGAAAAGACTGGCAAAGTCTTACGCTGTGAAATGCCATTCACACGCCTCAACGCCACCTCCCCACCCTAGAGTGGGGAACGCTCTGAGCTTAAGTTCTATTTAAACGTCGCTCAGACGACGGAAGGATCAGCGAACGGACGAGACCACCTCGCCCCACGCCATACCCTTGTTCGCACGAGTGTTCGCCTCACGAACCCAAGCGGTAGCCGCAGGATTCAAGAAACGGTCGTACTTCCGGCTACCCTGAAGAGACTTGATCTCACGGGGTGAAAGACCGGCAGTGTGAAGAGTGTTGCCAATCAGGCCACGAGGATGACGATAAGTCACCATCTTCGATGAACGATTCCGGGAAGACGGGGAACGATCCGCCACCTCGGTTGCTGCCTGAATAATTGCCTTCTTAGTAATCAACTTGATCTCCTTTTGTTTGTCGTTGTTGATACTGGCTAGTATAGTAGCCTCGGCGCAGTCTGTCAAGACCAAACTTTTTAAATCAACACCTTACTTAACTTCAGGTGATCCAAAAACTTGTCGCAGCTTTCCCTCGGCATCCTCGCCACGCTCTTTTTTCTTAACCTCAGCAGGAGCCACTACCTCTTTAGACAAGCAGTCAGCCGGGGGGCGGTCTCCCATCATCTCAGGCGGCAGATCATCCCACAGGTCAGGCATCAGGCGTCCTTTGTCTCCACCCAGATGTACGCACCCAGTTCTTTCTCTAACATCCCAAGCGGCCTCCCGCCTACCAAGCTGTACTCTGCTTTACCGTCCACAAAGACCATCAAAGTAGGGATGCTGGTAATGTCGAACCGCTCCATGAGCAACGGTGCTTTCTCCGCTTCAACTTTAATGACCTGAATCTCATCTGCATACTTTGCGGCAAACTCATCCAGAACAGGTGCCATAGCCTTACACGGTCCACACCATTCAGCCCAGAAATCTACAAGCACCGGCTTTGCCGACGTGGATACCATGTGCTCAAACTGCTTCTCGTCTACTGGAACGGCAAATCCTTCTGCCACCACAACACGCTTTACTGATTCTTCGTCTCGTTTCATGGTACTACTCTACCACAAATTGTGTAGGCAAGCAATTGCACCAACCCACATATTTGACTAAAATATAGACATGTACGTCCAAGATAACTTCCTCACCGACCCAGACTTGATTCAAGCCATCAAAGAAGATGAGAGCTTCTTCCCTCCCCTCATGGACACCTTTGAGGACCGCAATAATATTGGGGACTCTCACGGCATGATGTACCACACCGAAGCGTCATCGTGTTTTGCGCCGTACATGTTTTGGGACGGCTGGTGGAACTCTCCTGCCGACACTCTAAAGAAGCAAGTAATTCAGGCTATCTGGGAAAACCCTGCGATAAGAAACTTTAGTTTAGACGACGTTATTGGATTTGAGTACTGGACAAGATCATGTGTACCCCCGCAGTACCTCGCACACCACGTCGATGAAGACACATTTCTTTACGCAAAGTATAAAAGATTCAACGCTCCGATTGCGGGAAGTGTGTGGTACGGATTCACTGAAGCGCCTGAAGGCGGAATGTTAGAAGTTCATAAAGCCAGCATTGAGGGCTTCCCTGACAATATCTTAGAGCAAGAATCAGTAGAAGCGTACCTGTCTCCTAAGGATGATCGAGAACGTATTGCATATGTGCCTAACAGAGTAGTATCGTTTGATGTAGGCAGGAGAATGCACGAAACTACACCGGTCCTATCAGGAATTCGTCAGGTGCTAGTTGTTAACGTGTGGCATAAGGATCGTCCACCGTTTGCGTTAGAGGCAGGGGAATTTTTCTATGAGAGTAAATGAACTTGATTACGGTGTTATCTACATTGAAGATGCGCTACCTAACGCTGCCGAGTTTATGCGTGTAATTGAAGAACACGACACTAACGCCGATTTGTATCCAGTTATCCCAGCGTGGGAAGAATGGTACGACGGCGGTCCAGTACGCACCGAAGACGGCTGGAAACAGATTGTAGAGCATACCCATGAAAGCCACAGAGGGCGAGCAAAGCATTTCGACTGGGACCTAAACGAAAATCAACACTGGCCCCGGAAACAAACAACTCCAGATTTTAGTAAAGCGCACAACCTAGCTGACAAGATAATCAACTTAATTGAACCAGACTACATTAAAGCTCTGGATGTTTGGGCAGGGATAACCGGCAACACGATGCCCGCCTATATTACACGCAACTACTGCTTACGAGAGTACAGAACTGGTGGCGCTATGGGCGCACACATTGACAAAAACATTGAAAATCCTATAAACACAATGGATTGGACTGCATTGCTTTACTTAAACGATGATTACGAAGGGGGCGACCTTTCCTTCCATGCCCGTTCACCGGAAGAATTAGACGCACTAGGCACGGACTACAATAAACACGCTGATTTTTTTCTGTCCCCTAAAGCCGGAAGTATCGTGATGTTACCGTGTACCGTAACGCACGCCGTTTCAGAAATAACAGCAGGTAATAAAGCCTATCTCTTTCTGTTTATGCACACCAAGACCAACATAACCAGCGGATTAGGTGAGCCATACTATCCCATAAACGACGCTATCGAAAGGCACCAAAAAGAAATGAACCACGGCAATGTCTGAGCACTTAGGAATGGGAATCGTCAGGATTGCAGACGCAGTATCCATTGATTCAAACATCTTCCCTACCATTGAGGCCCTAAGAGCCGAAGCCTTAGCGAAACACTACACATACATTTATGACGACGCCGGTAATGTGCTACACGCCACCAACTTAAGTGGACACCGCTTCACACCAGAAGAAATTGAAGCAAACTGTGTCAGGATAAATAACTTTAATGACCTTCAACACGAGTGGGAACAAAGCTATTTTAAAACCATAGAAACAGAAGTCTACAACGCACTGTTACAGTACGCCACAGAGTTTCCTATGATTGTTCCCTGCCTCTGGTGGAAAACAAAAGGACACGTACTTTCGTACAAGGCGGGATCGGCACTTGGACTACACGCTGACAATGACATCAACTACCAGCCCCACTACGAGCCAGACTTTCAACTAGGCGTCAAACACGTTTTGGCTGCGATTGCATACTTGAACGACGACTATGAAGGAGGCGACATTGTTTTCCCCTACGCCAACGTGACGTACTCGCCTAAGGCCGGAGACGTACTCCTGTTTCCCGCAAACTTTGTTTGTGCTCACGAAGTCAACCCAATTACCGCAGGCAACCGCTATGCGTACTTATCATACTTTGGACAAGGTTCATCTGCCCCGGAATATGGAGTCAACATAGTAGAGGACAGCAGTAACATTTACAGCGGTCAAGTCTGGATGCACGACTTTTTTGTAGACTACGAAGAATATGTTACAAATCATGAACTCAGTGGAGACTTACTTCTCCCTGTGCTAAGATCGTTCAACTCAAAAGGTACCCGAAAGGAACTTAGTAATGGATAAAAAATCACTAGTCAATATCCCCTTCTTCCAAGGACATCTTGATGACATCGACAACGAGTTAATCTCCCATCAAATCACACAGTACGGTGAACCCTGTGGCGATGAAGAGGAGCCGTGGGACGACCAAGACATTCTGTTACCCGACACCCCGGAGATAAACGAGCTACTAACTCGCATGACTCGTCTAGTTCAGTATGGCGCAGAAAACAATGACTTAATTCTGAAGAACCAGTGGGCACTAAACTTACAGCACGGGAAGAGTGTCGGACCTCACTCTCACCACGCCAACTTTCACATTCACCCCGAAGACTACTGGTCGGCAGTCTACTACCCTATAGCCGATGAGAAATCTGCCAAACTCATCCTATCAGCCACTTGGTGTAACACAGTACACAGAAACACACACGTACAGCCGCAATCGGGAATGTACGTTATTTTTCCGTCCTACGTCCTACACTGGACAGAACGCCAACAGTCACCGGAGACACGTCTTGTAATTGGCGCAAACTTTGATCCCGCAGAACCAAACATGAACGCAAATGTAGACTTCTCAATCTACGAACGGCGTCCTTCTGTTGACCCCGCCTGACTGTCAGCAATCAGATTGGGCATCCAAATCCTAGCGCCTTCTTGCCCGACAATCTCGTTGTTCGGGGTATCCACACCATAGCAGGCCATGCTTAAAAAGGCAACTCGTCTCCCTGACTCTACAGGATACACTTCATGCCTTCCGACATAACTGGAGGGGTAAATAGCGACCGACCCAGCTTCCGGCGTAAACGCATAATCTGCATGAGGGAAGTTAATTTCTCCGCCAGTATAATCCGTCCCACAGTTGTTTAGATAAAGATTAATGCTGGTACTGTTGTGCATCGAAACCTGATTAGGTGGAGATTCACCCCATTCAAACGGTACCTGATCGTCACAGTGGGGACCAATGTGCTGCCCTGCGTCGTACACCGCCACATGCCCCTTCGGTCGCCACCAAGCCGTTGTAGCCGCATCCGGGAAGATCGTGCAGTACTCTACAAGTGCCCGATACAGTGCATCCTCACACGAGTCCACAAAGTCTAAGTACTCCTGAGGAACTTCAGTTGCACGGCTAGCCCCACGAGTTTCCAAGAAGCGCTGTGGGGCCATCCCGATATCCTCAAGGCTAAACTTGAACCCTGTCTGATTAACGGCATGATCTTTCTCAAACTTAAAAGTCTGCTCCGACTCACCCGTAAGCCAACCACAATACTTCGCAAAAAAGTCAGGATCAACTTCCAATACGTTGCGGCAAATCACAACGCCCATACCAACATGCTCTGCTTGAATCATTACCCCTCCGAGTTTAACAAAGTAGTTCTGTATTGCTCTGAGCGCTCGTCATAGCCACGCTCTTCTAAAAAGGCCCGGTAATCTTCACGCAACGTGGGCATCCACACATTCGTACTGGATTCAGCCCCTTCAGGATTTACCAAAGGATCAATAACGTCTTCCCGGACAGCGGAATTAGGGGTACCCTGAGAGTACCAACCCAAATACGACATCCTACGCCCCTTCCCCACCGGGCAAACTTCGTGAGCCGCCACATAGTTAGAAGGGAAGAATATAATCGTGCCCGCCTCAGGGACAATAGGGTCGATATTTAAATAGTTGAAATTGTGGGCACCTTCTGTAAAGTTTCTAGCGTTCAACTCTGACTCAGGCACAGAAGAGTTTAGATATGTCACATTAGACACAACATTACGTAAAGCTAACTCCTGCGATGTCCGGTGAACTCCGTACACATACTCAGCACTGATATCTGAGTGTGATCCTAGATAAACACCGTCACCATAGGACACCACATGCCCCTTCACCTTCCACCAAACGCAATTGTACGCCAAAGGGTAACAAGTAAAATACTTAAGTAAACAAGCGTCTTTAGCATCTTCCAGCGCACGTAGCAAGTGTCTTACATCTTCTCGTGGGTTTAGGTGAAGAGAAGAACCACGGCGGGGCATAGACTCGTATGTGTCTAACCCAAACAGATATCCACTTTTGTTCTCGTAAGCAATCTCGCCCGTTTCAGGGTTGGTGACCTCTGTGTACATTCCGGCATACTCTTCGTCAACAAGCAGAGAAACCTCATCATAAAGTTTCTCCCACTCGCACGAAACGGCATTGCGGAAAACAACTACACCGCCGCCTAAATCTTCTGGCTCGGGATCATTGTACGAAACAAACATACACGTAGTCTACTGAAACAGAGAAGCACTGTCAATGGCTGGGTGGCTGCAAAAGTAGCCTAAAAACTTTCGCTCACTCTGCTTAAAGCCACCAGAAACAGCGTGTGACATCGTAAACAAATCGCTCACAAGCATATCCCCCACTTGCCAATTCCAAGTCAGTCTACGTTTAAGGTCCCGCATAATTTCTACTTGAATAGTATCAACATGCGCTTCAAGCTCATCTATCTCACTAGGTGAAGGATCACGCCCGTCAAAAGAAACTAGAGACACATACCCCTGACAGACTCTAATGACTTCTGCATCTTTAAACGGGTGGCGCTCAACTGCGTGACGTAAATTGATAGAAGCCCTATGACCCTTCCTGTCCACAATATCTTGGTCAGAAACCACACACTTCCGTAAGAACTTTACCACCTCTGCGGGCAAGTCCTCAACTAACTTAGAGTTATCTTTAAAGTATGTCGCCCCCACATCCGTCGAACAATCAAACTTAAGCATGTTCCAGAACCCTGCCACTGTAGAATTCTCTAATGATGCCTCAACATGCTCTAAATGCCAATTCACGGAAAGATCACTGCCGGTATGCTCTCCATAGTCAAACGTGTGCGAATGATCTTCAACATACCGGCGAAGACAAGACCGATCAAAGTCAGCAGTCCGTGGAACCCACCCGATCTCGTCACCTAACGCCACAATAATGTTTAACTGTTCTTCTTCGGTAGCGTGTAATCCACGCAACCCAAAAACCCCATCGTGTAGAAACTTATCGGCAAAGTATGCAGAATCGTTAATTACATCGCTGTAACAGCAATCAATTACATCAATCATGGCTCAATCGGCGCACCCTCCGTACCACAGTTAGCCGCCCCGTCAAGTTCTTCGGCCTCGTGAGTATCCCCGTACTGGGCCACACACCGCCCCTGATACACGGGATTGATCCCGATGTTCTGTTCCTCGCCCGTAGAAAAGCGAGAATAGTCAGACTTGCAGTACCGCTCATAATCATCGTAAATGTTATTCATCCACATTGCGGGACACCACTGAAAGCTGTCGTCTGGCTCTACGATATTGATGTTTCCTTCTTGGTGCGGAGAGCCTTGACCAAAGAAAGATAGATAAGTATAACGTACCCCAGCGTCCATTCGGCTTACCTGATGGGACGCCATGTAATTCGTTGGGAAAAATACGATGTCGCCTTTCTTGGGCTTGTACTCAATACCCAGATGAAAGAACTCTAGCATTCCGCCAGTAAAGTTTGTACCGTCTAACTCGTCTTCACTCTCAACAGAGTCGTTTAGATACACTAGGCATCCACAAGTCTGCCGTGCGGCCATCTGCCCACGAGGCATATAACGCACGCCCTCGGTTACTTTATAGTTTGTATCATTATCGCAGTGAGCGCCCAAGATACCTTCATCGGCATAACGAAGAATGTGCCCCCGATTTTTCCACCACACGCACCCAACAAGCAGCGGGAAGTAGTCGATATAACGCAGAAGCGCTTTGTAAATCGTGTCCTCCATGCCGTGAAAAAACTCACGTGGGACATCCGGCGTGTCTTTTGTTACAGGGTGAAGTAACCGAACGGGTGTTGCAGGAATATCTTCAGGCCGATATCTAAAACCATCTTCGTTGATGCCATACTTTTCCCCGTCCTCACCAACAATATACTCCCACCTGTTCTGATGAGATACCTCGGACTGTGCATCAATATACTTGAATACTTCTTCTGTATCTCCTGTAACGGCCTTTCTGAACACCATAACACCGCCGCCCAAGTCCTCTACCTCAAACTCACCAATTTCCTTGAGAGCAGCATCATCAATAACAGGTGTGTCGGGATGGGGGTCCCCACTACGCCAATCGTCGGGCTGAACATTGTCGTCGGTCATGTTACTTCTTTACTAAAATTTGGAACCCAATTGCATGAGGGATATGGTAGCTTGTAATGTCTGTGCGTTCATCAAGCGCCTCGTACAAGTCGTACAACGGCTCAATGTAGTAGTCAGGAGAGTAGAGACGCATCATTTCGTTCACGCCTGAAAGATACAGCGCCCCACCGGAATTTGTAATATCAACAATCTTCCCGATCAGCGCAGGATTAAGAGTAAGGTCAGGTGAGTGCATGTGAACGAAATCAAACTGTGGCTCTGTCATTGCTTCTAATTCGGCATACTCAATTACAGTGTAATCTCCAGTGAACTTGTATTCAGGGTGTGTGAGAACATGCGCCTCAAAAGCCTGTAAACAATCGTTATTTAAGAAAGTTAAAGCACACCCCCTTCTGTTTAAATCTGAAACAAAGTCAAAGTTTCTATCGGGTGACGCAACTAACGCCGAAGTCGGTTTAATCAAATCGACAACCATCTGCGAGTAGATACCAGTGGAAATGTAAACCATCTCTTTCCAGCCCGCAACTTTGCCTGATAGCAAGTCCCACACATGCATATAAAAGTCGGTGCCGACCGCAATTGAACGACGGTCAAGATTCTTAGAGCGCCAGTCAGCGTTAACCGCCCGGACAATATCATCATGCACCGAAAAGAAATCGTAGTCAAGCTCCTGAGATGCGTTTTTGGAAAACTCGTAAGTCAGTGCGTTCGCAATTAAAAACTTATTACCTAGAATCTTATCCATTAACAATACTCTCCGCTAGCTGCCAGCGATGCCACAGTCGCCGCACATTCACCATCAATAACACGTTAATTTCCTTCAATGCATCGTTAGAAGCTAATGTGTGGCCCTGCTCTAAACGAATGAAAGGGAAGGTTGATTTAATACCAGCAACGATCTCATCAAACGAAGAAGACGAAATAGTTTCTGTATTCATGCCGAGAGAGTACATCACCGTAATTAACTCTCGCTCCACATGCGCCAAATCTGCTACAGCATTATAAGCCGGTGAACTTGCATTCCCAACCCTACTCATCGGCAAACTCGTCTAAGCTCTCAGCGGACAACGGTAAAGAAGTCCTTAACGGATCAGTGTCACCGGAGTAGAAATGACAAAGGAAGCCCTCGCCCGAAGGCACATTCCACGCAGTCGTGGACGAATCGAACTTTACAGGCTCTTCAGACACCCGAGAAGCGTCTGTCGGCTCTGGGCCTTGGTCAGACTCCCCAAAGGCGTTAATATCTACACCGTCTGCTGCGGCCTCTCGCTCCACGGAGCTATCAACGACGACATACTTCTTCATGATTCCAAGGCTTCCAAGTTGCCTACCATCGTCAAAAGCGAACGATACGCAGGGTAATCAGTGTCATTCTCGGACACCGGAATAACATAGCTTGACGTTAGTGTGCTCGGATCAATGTTCAGCATCATCGCCATAGACACAATGTTTTGATTTAAAAAATCCATTGCTTTTTCTTTAGCTTTTTGCCGCTGGGCATCGGAAACTGTTACAGCCATAGGTTTCTCACAATCTTCCTAAATCTTTCTCGATGTTCTTATATGATACACAATCAATGTATAGTTGCGCAAGTATCGGGCGAGGCTCTTCCATCAGATTCTTCGTTGCCGCCCAGAGCCTGAAAGACAAAGGCATGTCGGGGGTAACTTGATTCAGAGAACACTCCCCCGTTCTCACATATTGTGCCACCTGCATATCGGGAAGAGCCATCAAATCCCGAACAATTTCGTTAGAATCCTCTTCGTCAACATGCAATTCAAAATACTCCAACACGTCACTTGCTAACTGAGCAACCGGCTCGGTGTTATCTGCGTACAGCAAAGCCCACTGCCACTCCAGTAAAAGTTTAAAGAACTCATGCAAAGAGCAGGCAGCAGTGTACGGATGAGTCATCTGTAACTTTTCAATAATTCCTGCACCCACATCAGAGTCAACTTGCGTATAAATGATATGAGCCAGCCCTTCGTGGTGTAACAGAGTTAAATGCTTTTCAATCATTCTCAGAAAATCAGAACCCGTGTGGTCCAGAACAGTAGACTTGTAGTCTTCTCTACCATATAACTCGTCTACGGTCATAGGCATATGCGTCTCTGTAGAAGAGCACAGCGCATTCATCCAATGATCGGGATGGTCGGTACGTGGCACCGACGCCCACAGCCTATAACCTCCTCTGAATCTAACTGGATCGCCATCATTAATGATGGGCATCATGCCCGGAATTGTATCAATTAAATCCTGAACATCTGGATACTCGTCAGGATCAATACCCTCCAGCCGCATAGACTGTTCTAAAAATGGACGAAGCCGACTCAACTTATCTTCAAGCGCAATTTTCTGCACACTGTTTCTTAAACGCATAAAAGTACCTTTCGCTACTACTATTATACCGTTTAGTAGTCCAGTACCTCGTCAATGCACTCTCGGATTGTCCAACTTTCACCAGTAGTTAGAGGAACGTCGTCTAGCGGATCGCTCTGCCAATTGAAACGAGTAATCATCTCACCGCTCCTGCTGACAACAAACTTTTCCCAACTGTGCGGAATACGGGCGACTGCACCACCCGACTTGTTCCAGCCTAAATATGCCGCCTCTGAAGTGTCGGCAGGAGACGCATCCTTAACACGGGTCACGTTACCCAGTAAAGCAGAGTACACTAGACTTCCGCCCTTACCGTTAACTTCAATTTTTTCAGACAGCGGAAAATTAACAAATGGATACGTCTGCTTTACCCACTCAGAAATCTCCTCGTTTTCACCAGGCTCCATCTGCCCGAACTGATTGCAGGGGAAGCCAACAACGCTAAACCCACGATCTTTAAACTCGTCATGAACTTTCTGTAACTGCCACAACTGGCGTGTCGTGCGTCCAAAAGACCAGAAGGTGCTGCACTGGGGAGTATACCCCAACTTTGACACAATGTTCACGACCAGCGTCACCTTACCATCAAATTGTTGCATGAAGTCTGCTTTGCCATCAATTGACTTCATCTGCACATCATAAACGCTCATTGGTCCCTCCATTTATATTTTTCGCTCCAAGCAGCATGTTGATCAATCCAAGGATGCGGATTGCTAGAAACTTGTCCGTCGATAGGGCACGAGAACATGATTTCGCCTGTGTCACTATCACCAATCTCAACAACCCCGGTCAACGTTTCATCACTAGGTGTACACTGTACTCTAACCAAGCAGCTAAATGGGACCTCAGTAAATGCAGATAAAACATAAGTCTCATTCATTTTGTTGAACGAAGTAAAATCTAAACTACCCTTAAGCATGTGGGCGCTCCCACAGTTATCTTCCGTGGGTAAATCCAACAAGAACTTCTCAATACCCAGAGGGGTGTGTACATTCATTGCGTATGCCATGATACCTCCGGCACTTCTGGTACGTCTAATTTCACGGACCCCTCGTAGCGTGGGCCAATCTGATTGCCTTGCTCGTCTAACCCTGTACGGATTCCGTTCATCCAAGTCCACGGCGCTTCCTGCATCTTCTTCATCTTGGCCTCGCTGTAGCGCATACGGCTTTCCATCAAATCGGGCTTATCCCATAAATTCTCAACATTACACTCAATAGCAGGCATAAGGTTTGTATCAAAAACGAAAAAGAATGCGAACGGCATACCCTTAGGAAACACAACCTCTTTACCTGGCTCCGTCAGTTTCCAAGCCGTTGGAACTTCATCCGGCCACCAGTCGCTAGGGATGATTGAAGACAGCGGGACAGCGCCCTCTACAAAATAGTTAGGGGACCCAGTTACCCACGTATGATAGCCCTCGTCAGTATTGAATGCCCAACCCAACGGAAAATCGACCATGCCTATCTTATTGCAGTCCGCAACCATACGGTTGTTGTACTCTCCGCCCGAGACAAGTGTGGGAACAGTGTCACCCCCATCCCACTTTACGACAACATCACACGGTAACAAAATTTCCCAACCGTTCACATTTGCCATAGACAAAGGCAAGCAGCGGTAAGCGTGTTTATTGTAAGTGTCGTCCATCCAGCCACGCATAAGCCGTGACTGTTGAATCTCCGGCGAACCTTGATGGGTACGCAAAAGAGTTAGTTTGCTCATTGTTTCCTCATCTGATCTTGTGTGTAGCCCTGATTGGCTTCCCAACTAGCAACAGCGTACTTGTGAATCTCATCGTAAATAATTTTGCGTAACTGCTCTTCATCAAAGGCGGCTACCTGTGTCGGGCTACTTTCAGGCTGTGTCTGACCGCCCTCAGGGAAGGCAGGCTGAGCAGGTTGCTCAGAAGACTGCCCGAAGTCTCGTGAGAACCCACCATGCTGATGTGAGTCATCGTTGTAGTCAAACATTGTTACCGCAGCGTATTTGAACCCTGATGTCACCGGCAGAGATGCATGAGCGTAGATGTACGTTGAAGGGAAAAATATTGAATCACCCGCTTCAGGCTTATACGAAATGTCCAGCAGCGGAAAGTGTAGCTCCCCACCCTCGTACCCGTCATTAAAGTACACAATGTTAGATACCGTACAAATGTAAGAAAATCCGTGGTCAGTATGCACTGCGAAGTGCTCCCCTGGCCCGTACCGAACAAAGTTGATTGCCTCCATGTAGCGCATAGTAATGTTGTACATGCTCTGATAGTGATTCAATCCAGACTTAATCCGGCCCGCAACATCTGTGTACACATTGTTGATCTCCGAAAATGAAGGCGGCGTATTAGGGATGTACTCCTCAGCCATCTTAAAGTCGGTACAATCCCGGTACTCAGGCATTTTTACGCCCTCACCCACTAACGACTCGTGCCACTTAAAGTAATCGTGTGAACTATCATCGAGCGCAGCATGTAAACGGTCAGGAACGTAGTCTACTCCATCTAAACAGTTTTTGTAAACAACAATCCCCAACTGTGGATTACCAATATATTCATAGTCAAACTCGGATGCTGCGCTATAGTTACCGTAACTCATGCTGTTATCGTATCAGACGTATCGGGTAGAGTCAAATCTTTCTAGGACATGCCAAAACGTAGTGATGTTTAATCGCTCACCAGACTGAATTTTAGCCACTTGATGCAGATACTTTTCGCTTGTTGGGAACGCAACCAGTGTCCCTGCTTTTGGAAAAATAAACAAATCTTGATTCGGCATAAAAAGATCACCACCAGTAAAATCGGTGCCGTGATCGTTAAAATACAGAAGCGTGGAAATGTCACGGGAGGGGTAGCCTCCGTAAGTTCCTAAGTTCAAGGCCGTATCTTGAAGGGTGTCAGCGTGAAGCTGTAACTCCCATCCGGGAAGCCCACTAACTAGCGAGGCTAGTTCTTCATGCCCGACCACACATGAATAGTAGTCTTCAATAAACTCTTTAACATTTGATCTTAAGTCTCCCATCAAGGGACTCAAGACATCGCTCTCACCCATCTGAACACACTTATCGTATAAGTGGTCTTCAATATCGTGACGAGGGAGCTTGGATATTTCTTCGGTAAACAGCGCAACAGTGTCAGGAGCTAAAAAATCAGGTACAACTACTACACCATCTCGCTCTTTCACCAGGCCCCCTCGTTATAGTTCTCCACAACAGTATAAAACGACGGCGTGGTCCAGCGTTCACCACTCGTTACCGTGCGGACCCCATGAAGATAGTTTCGATCACCTACGAACATTACTGCCAAACCTGGCTTTGGGGTAATTTCAATATCGTGGTCAGGGAAGTACAGTTCCCCACCAGTAAAATCGTCGTTGTAATAAATTAGAGAGTTGAGGTCATACGTGGGAAAAGGATTGGGGCTTCCGCAATTTAGCTCTTTGTCAGCGTGCGGCTGTTGCTCAATACCCTCAAACCATCGCATCAAAACAGGGTTACGTGATGACACTTTAACGTTGAAAAACTCCTGCACTTTACCGGCCATCTTTTCAATATATTTTTCAATAGTCTGGTACACCACAGGATTCTTTCGTCCTATAATCCCACCACTGCACATACGATCATTCCAATAGGCAGCATCATAAATGCATACACCGTTCTCGTCGTACTCCGTATCTTTACCGTTGTCCCATTCATCAATCGTGGGTAAGAAAGCCTGAACCAGACTTAGATCGTCAGGGTCAATAAAATTTTCAAACACAACGATGTTGTTAGAACTGTCACCAAAGTACCCTGAAGGGATAATTGAAACTTCTTCCATACCGTTATTCTAACGCACACTCCCGGCGAAGTCAATCCTTACTTGAACGCCGGGGGAAAGTACGGTGGGAAGTAAGGCGGGAAGAACGGTGGGAAGAACGGTGGGAAGAAGGGCGGGAAGAACGGGGGGAAGTAAGGCGGGAAGAACGGTGGGAAAAAGGGCGGGAAGTAAGGCGGGAAGAACGGTGGGAAGAACGGCGGGAAGTAAGGCGGGAAGAACGGGGGAAAGAACGGCGGGAAGAACGGGGGGAAGAACGGCGGGAAGAACGGTGGGAAAAAGGGCGGAAAGAACGGGGGGAAGTAAGGTGGAGCCACAGGGGTGACCGTTACAGTATTCGACCAGTTTCCAACAATATGATCGTTTTCTAACCTACCTCGGATACTGTACTCAGTACCATTAGTCAAGCCAGAGAGAACCTTAGACGAAGACGTAGGAGAGTTTGTAATAGTTGTTGTTGAAGCGCTGCCACCCGCAGGGGTAACCTCCAACTTGATATAGTTGTCGTAACTTTCATCATAGTAGTCTGAACTGGAATCCGATGCGCCGAAGTTACCTACAGTATGTGCTGTCCAAGAAACAGTAGTACTAGCGTCATCACCAGTAGTAGCACTAATAGTGTTCAAAGTGGAGGGCTTTTTGACTGGAATGAAATCACCGATTTCTTCAGTCTCTGTAGTGCCGTCTTCCGCAATAGTGGACCGCATGAACGTGTAAGCAAAACCTGCCCTCACCTCATCTTGCGCAGAAGTGTGAGAGGTAACAACGTCAAACGTACAGTCCTGCTCTACCCCCTGCGCTACGTTAGCCGCACCCGCAGAAGTAGCGGAAGGGCCACCCTTGCCCGCAGTGTCAGAACCGGCAGGTCCAGTAGTGTTAGTCCAGGCCCGGATATCTGCTGTGTTGCCTTTACCTGTGTAGGACGCAGTAATACCAAACGTCACGTCGTTGGCAGTTGAGTTGCCAATGAGAGGCGTACCTCCGCCAGACTGCCCCGGAGATTTAGTTACAGTGCTCTCGGGCAGCTTACCGCCTTGCCCTACATCTTTGCCTACAGCCATACCTCTACACCTTAGTCAGAAAGGTCGCCAACAGCAACCCACGTATCTGTGCCTCTTTTTATTAGTGTAGCAGATGACCACTGGTCACGCAACTTAAGTCCTGGCGTCCCGTTAACAGTAACACCCGCCCCCGCAGTAAGCGTGGTCTGCCCAGCACCAGTCTGTAACACAGTAATTTGAGTGCCTATCGGAAAAGCAACTGAAGAGTTAGGCGGAACCGTCACAGTGTTAGCGCCGCCTGCACCTATTTCCACAAGCTTATCCTTGTCAACCAAGCTGAGTGTCCAACTTGAAGTCTGTGCGTTGGTCTTTAAGGTAGAGGACGCAAACTCACGCTGTGTAGAGCCATCGCCAACAATAATCTTGTCATTCGTGGCATCCCACGCAATGCGGCCCTCCGAAGAAGAGGCAGTAGTCGAAAGCAGCGAAACTGCAACAGCCGTACCAAGCGCTGAAGCCGACAGAACAGAAGTATTGTTGATGTAGAATGCTTTACCCGATGCAAGATCAATATGTTCTGATGAAGTCCACGAATCAGTAGCATTTACCCAGTTGAAAGTTTTATCCGTTGCGCCCTTAAGAGTGATACCACCACCGTCCGCAGTTGTGTCACTGGGACTGGCAACAGAACCTAGTTCAATGTTTTTGTCATCTACAGTAATCGTGGTAGAATTAATGGTCGATGTGGTGCCGTCAACTGTTAGGTTTCCCGAGACTGTCACATCACCAGCTACTGAAAGACCCACACCATTAATTAACTGTAGTTCGTCGGCCCTTTGTCTACTAACAATTGTGAAGGAGCCGCCACCCTTGATCGCTGTCTCAATCAACCCGTCTTCAGTGGTGTGTGTAGCATCAAGAATTTTACCAGTAACTTTAGCGTAAATTTCTGTTCCGCCGTTTGAGTTCTCACCGGAATACTGAATCTGTCCAAGATAGTCAGCGGCGGTAGGAGACGAAGAGTTGCGGTAAAGCTCAATAATGGGTCCGGCTGAAGAACCAGCGTCTGTTGAAGTTAACGTCAAATCTCCAGCAATCGTAGCATTATCGTCAATTGCAACGGTACCCCCAGCAGAATCAAGTGTGAGATTACCTGAAGACGTATCAATTTCATTATCCCCTGCAATACCAAACTGAAGATTACCTGAAGTTACGTCCCCGGTGATGTTTCCTGCCAGAGTCGTGGTAGTGAGAACACCCGTGCTAGGATTATACGACAAGCCCGTGTCGGTTTCTAACCCTTGACTGCCTGTCGCCCCATCTACAAAAGTTAAGTAAACTGTCTCATCAGTAGAGTTGTTTGCAGTAATTGTCATCTGATTCACCGACGTTGCAGTGTCTGCATTGCCTGTCAGATCGCCCGTTAAGTTAAACGCCGCATTGGAAACCGTTGCACCGTTAAGGTTTACTGTGCCTGAGAACGTAGATGTTCCAGAAGATGTGATATTTCCTGTCACGTCACCAGTAACATCACCGACAACACTACCCGTAAGTTGAGCGTCTGTGCCGTCAGTTCCGTTATCTAAAATCTTACTTGTTCCGTTGGATGCAAAAACATCTCCAGTTAAGTCCCCTGCGACATCACCCGTCACATCGCCAGTAACGTTGCCAGTAAGAGCACCAGTCACATCACCCGTCACGTTACCCGTCACGTTGCCAGTTACATCACCCGTCACATCGCCAGTCACGTTACCAGTAAGAGCACCAGTCACATCACCCGTCACATCGCCCGTCACGTTACCCGTAACGTTGCCAGTAAGGGCACCAGTCACATCACCAGTCACGTTGCCCGTGACATTACCCGTAAGGTTGCCGGTTGCATTACCAGTTAGATCGCCTGTCACGTCGCCCGTGACGTTGCCGGTCACGTTACCAGTCAGATTACCCGTCACAGAAGTAGTTCCAATAACTCCAGTACTCGGATTGTAAGTCAACCCCGTGTCGGTTTCGACACCCTGCGTACCCGTGTCACCGTCAACAAATGTGATATAAACTGTTTCATCAGTAGAGTTATTAGCAGTAACAGTCACACTTGTCGCAAGGGATGATGTGCCCGTAACATCACCGGTAACATCGCCAGTCACATCGCCAGTCACGTCGCCTGTGAGATTACCAGTCACATCGCCAGTCACACCGCCTGTGAGATTACCAGTCACGTTACCAGTCACGTTACCGCTAACATTACCAGTCAAATCGCCAGTGACATCACCAGTCAAACCGCCCGTAAACGCAGTAGACGTAACAGCCGACAAACCAGTCAAAGAAGCATCAAGGTTAATCGTGTTACCTGTCTTCGTCAAATTTGTTCCAGCAGTAACAGAACTGACACCCGAAAACTGTGTATACGTCAAAGAATCCGTACCGAGCGTATGCACCTCATTAGTGCCACTACCCTCAGACGTAAGGATAAAACCCTGATTAGCGTTAGACGATCCGCCCAAAACCCACGTAGCATCACCAGCATAAAGACTTGAGTCATTATCGGTCGCACGAGTTAACACATACGCAGTTGAACCATCACCCTGAGTTGTGACCGCATAAATACCATTCTGAGCCGCAGCCGCCTGATTCTTAACAAGAACCCTATCACCCACCGTACCATTCACACCATCAACAGCGATACGTGCATTAGAGCCAGCCGTAAGCGTAGCCCCAACACCAGAAGAACCATTGTCATACGTGGGAGAATTAGGAAGCACAGCCGCAGTCGCTAAGTCTACAGCCTCGTTCCAACGCACACCAGTTTCAACAGTTGAGTCCACGTACTCTGTCGTCGCTATGGCACCAGAAGCGCTACTGACCACGATAGACCAGTATGTTCCGTTCCATTGCCATGTACGGTTGCTGACTGTGTGGGTGTCGTTTACGGATGGGGAATCAGGAAAATTGATAGCCATTAGTTATTCTCCAATACTTCAATACGAGCCACTAGGTCAGCCACACTTCTCTCAGCCCTACGACGAGCGTGAATAGCTGCCGCCGCTCGATCTCGCATCTCGTCTCTATCCTCTAACAGATGGGTTACCGTATTAATAAGTTCGGTTGTAATGACAGCGTAATCAATACCAAGGTGACCGCCGTGGGCGTCTCGTGAAACAGCCTTCGGATAGATTTCCTTAACTTCCTCAGCAATCAAGCCGGGACGGTCAACATGCCGCTCAATCAGCCAACATGGCTCTTCGTTAGTGCCCCCACACAAGTAGTCGTCGCACACGTGCAACTTCTTGATCATGTTGTCTTTTCCGTCACACTTGGCTTCAGTGCATTCGTCACGAGTTTCATGAAGCCCATCAGGGCATCCGTCCCACTCATACAGAGTTTCCTGAACGGCGTCATCAAAGATCACCGGACGCAACTTGCGTGCCTGCTTGAACGCCATTTTGCGGGGACCTGGTACAGCGTAGTCCAACACGCCACGCTCGTCCCTGCCGGTGCGAATACGCTCCTTCGTTTCGGCACTTGAACTGACCGTATAGAACGCCGCTTGATGTCCGGTCCACGCCGTGTTCTCATAGTTACGCCAAGTCATTACGTCGCCGCTACTCCAAAATACTCGGCCATGCACGTGACGATCAGTGCTGTACGTAGTCTGACAAAGAAAACCAGTCAGCCCGCCCGTCGCCTCGCTGGAAGAAGAACGGCTAACGATACGCAACCCTGCTTTCTTACCTGCGTCCGTGTAGCTGTCTACCTGTCCCTGATAGATCAGCGCCGAACCGTTTACGTTCGCCGCAGCGTCCAACGTCATAACCGTCGTACCGGAGTCTTGTAGCGACAAGTTTTCGTTGTATGACGACACCTTGCCTTCATCAACCCAAATTTCTTTGTTGATGTAGAACTTGCCACGGTCAGTTTCAAGGCGACCCCAAGTACTGTCCGCACCCAGCGTACACCAACCGGTGTTGAGCACCTTGATGCGGCCAGGGTAAAACTCGTGACGGACGGACCCGTCAGCAATCAACTTAAAGTAGTTAGTTGAGTCGTCGTAATCAATGTAGTCGTTTGCGCCCATGTAGATGTTGCCAGCAATGTAGGCATTCCGCCAAAAATCCGACGACGTACCAAGGTCGTAAGTGTTGGAAGCGGATGGTGCGAAGTGGCCTGTCAACGTCAGGCGGTCTGTGTCTCCTGGCTCCTGATACATCGTGACGTTCGGCCAGGCGATGCCCTCGCCCTCGTCGTTGATCGTCATCTGGTTGACGCCAGTAATGTTGTAGTTGTCGCCAGCGATGCCGTCGTTAGCTAACGTCAATCCGTCGATACCGTTTGCCGCCGTCAACTTGCCAACAGAGCGAACCGTACCGTTAACATCTAACGTGTACGACGGTGAACTATCACCAATTCCGACATTGCCAGACGAATTAACAATTAAGCGCCGAGAGCCATTAGTCATTATTGCAAAAGAATGAGACGAAGTTGACCCAACAGACAAGTATGGTTCTGAATCATTAGCGGTTAATGCAGCAATACGCCCACCAGTTGTACCAATTTTTATGGCTCCAGAAGTACCAGCGTCAATATGCAACAAATCGCTAGGCGACGTGGTGCCGATACCGACATTGCCAGAGGAGTCAATCGCTATCCGAGTGCTGTTGTTGTAGCCTCGCAACTGCAACTGGTTAGCAGAAGTATCAAAACCGATACCGCCACGAACAGCATCAACCTGATCGCCAAAATAGATAAACGGGTCGCTACTGTCCGTTGACTGGAAACGAATCTCAGGATTAGATGCACCCTTGATATCCAACTCTGCGCTAGGTGACGCTGTACCGATACCGACATTGCCAGAATCGTTGATACGCATACGCTCAACGCCGTCGCTCTTAAAGACGATATTCGTACCAGCCTGTTCATTGCTGAAGTCAGCATCAATAATCAATGATCCGACACTAGAAGATGCGGAAATCCGAGATTCTGCGTTCGTGTCCGTGTCAGTAAAGATCAAATACGGGTCTGCGTTGCTGATGTGTATGTCTCCGGCCACATCTAATTTGTAAGCAGGAGAGGTTGTACCGATACCGACATTGCCCGACGCATCAATAATCATCCGCTCCGAACCAGCAGTATCAAAACGAATCTTATCCTCATCCGAAGACTCCTCAACCTGAATCTTCGTATCTTCATCCAAATCCGTAATAAAAGGAGACGAAGGTGGCGATGCACCAACCTCAATCCAAAACGAATCATAATAAACAAATGTTTTGCCCGTGTCCGACTCGTACCAAATTTGACCAGTCGCCGGAGACGACGGAGGGGTCTCAGACACCGACGCATTCGCAGAAACATCAGACCAAGTTAACGTACCAGAACCATTAGTCGTAATAACCTGATCCGCAGAACCATCCGACGTAGGGAAAGTAAACTGGCCCGTAACAGCCAAAGACGTGGCAGTGAAAGCATCATCCGTCTTCAGAGTATCAGCGGTAGCCCTGTAAAGTGTTGTGTCGCCAGTGGCAGAACCAGAACCCCAAGTAATCTTACCGCCCGCATCAATATTGATACGATTCTGTGAATCACCATCTACATTAGCGGCCAGCGCCTGCGAAGAAGCAGAGCCTAAATCGTCAATAGTTATAGGAGTCTTGAATTTTCTTGCCACGGCCTCAACCGATCCTTAGAACAGTGTGCCCTCAAGCACATCAGTAGTACTACCCTTATTCTAGCACAAGAGGTGGGGCGGATTCTACAACCAGCCCCACCCCTTGTCGGGTAATCGCCTGCACGGCGGAGTAACTACTGATCCTCACTGTCGCATGGACCCGTAGCGCCACGGTTTGTTTTCCCGTGACATCTTATCAGCCAATAATAACGACCCGGAGAGCGTTAGTGTCGGGGGCTGAGGAGAACGTCAATGTGACCTCGTTAGCACTTGTACGGTCAACATCACAAATAACAGTTTCTTTAGTGGCGGCGTCGTAGACTTCGACAATTACATCCTCAGACCCGAGGCTGTGTGTCACGGCGATTGCAGCGTCGGAGTTATTTCCAATTGTCGCCGCATACCGGGTCATAAACCCTAGATTGGTTTTAGCTCCAGCCGCATCAGAAGCGCCCGTACCGCCGTGGGCAACAGCAACATCCGTAGCAGCCCACACACCTGTAGCAATGGTACCGAGAGAGGTCAACGAAGAAGTAACAACCGAAGAGTTTAGCTCCGTACCAGTGAGTGTACCCGCTGCCGCAGTTACAGTAATATTTGCTGTACCGTCAAAAGAAACACCGTTAATTGTGCGGGCAGTCTCTAGGGCAGTAGCGCTAGCTGCGTTGCCTGACGTATCCTGATTACCCGACGTATTGACGCCAGGCAGATCAATATTAGCTGTCCCATCAAACGATACACCGCCAATAGTGCGAGCAGTTTCCAGCGCCGTAGCCGTACCAGCGTTCCCAGTAATGTCACCCTCAATATTGGCGACAAGCGAAGCAATCGAATAGCCCGTACCGCCGATATCCACGGTACCGGTCGGAGCCGCCTGCGAATCCTTAAACAAACGGAACTTACCGTCTGAAGCGTCACGGAAAAGGCCAGCGTATAGGTCTTGTGAACCCGAGGTGTCGTAAAGGCCGTAAAAACCAATGTCCACCGAATCAGCAGCATCGTTACCACTAGCTAAAATGATAAGAGAGTCTTCAACAGAAAGGGTAGCAGTGTTAATAGTTGTCGTCGTACCGCTGACCGTCAGATCGCCAGATACCGTAAGATCATTGAAAGTTACATTGTCGCTAGTCCCTACAGCCTGACCAATCGCCACAGTAGGAGTCTGGCCTTCACCAGAAGTAACCGAAACAGATACACCGGTTCCAGCAACAAGATTCTGAACATAATCTCCGGTAGTATGCGTCCCAAGATCGACACTATTATTTGCCATCGCTGTAGTTAAAGTGATGTTACCTGTTCCATCAAAAGCTACGCCCGAGGCAGTAACATCACCAGAAAGTCCGATAGTGCGGGCCGTTTCAAGCGCAGTGGCCGTAGCCGCATTGCCTGAAGTGTCTTGATTGCCCGACGTGTTTACGCCTGGAAGGTCGATGTTCGCTGTGCCGTCAAACGAGACTCCGCCGAGGGTGCGAGCAGTTTCAAGAGCAGTCGCTGTATCTGCGTTACCCGTAACGTCACCTGTCAGATCAGCAGTAACAGAGTTGAACGTAACATCAGCAGTAGTGCCTACCGCCTGACCAATTGAAACCGTAAGTGAATCAGAAGAATCGTTAGCAGACGTGCTGACACCAGTGCCGCCAAGAATGCTCAGTGTGCCGCCATTAAGGGCAACACTAGCAGACGTGGTGTTGTCATCTGTGAACGCAAGGTTGGTTGAAATGGAGGCTGTGCTAACCGCAGTCAAGCGGCCTTGTGCATCCACCGTAAATGTAGGAATAGAAGTGGCAGAGCCATACGAGCCTGCCGAAACAGCAGTGTCCGCTAAGTTTACTGTAACCGTACCACTGGTACCACCGCCAGACAACCCAGTGCCCGCAGTAACGCCAGAAATGTCACCTTCGTGAAGGTTAATCCACGAGGTACCGTCATAAATCTTTAGAGCGTTGTCGCCCGTATCAAAGTAAACTTGACCATCTTCAGGAGAACTAGGAGCAGTGCCAAGATTCTGAATCTTAGCGTTCTGCAACTCATTCTTATTTAGATCAAGATTAGTTAAGAATTTTTGAGCCATTGCCTCTCCAAACTTATGTTAGGTACGCTTTACCCGCAAATGCAGATTCAAACGAAACTGTCACACTGCTTGTACTATTATATGATACCGTACCAACCACCACTGTCCCCGCAGAATCTACAACAGTTACAGACGGGAAACCATCCAAAGTATGCGCAATTGACCAAGAACTAGCAGCAGACGCCTGTGTGAAAGTAAACCGTTTAGGGATCAACGGTAAAGGATCGTTCCCCCACGACGTTTCGCCCTTCGGTCCCCAAAGATTACCCGAAGAAGTGTCAATATAAAAAGCTCCTTCGTCACCTAAAGAGTCGGCAGGGGGAGAGGCAGCATAAAATAAGTTAGACGATGCACCAGCATCATTAATGAACGTAGATGCAACAACAGTAACTGCGTTAGCATCAGTTTCCGAAATGGTGATAGCATTAACGATGTCTTGGGCCGTGACAATGTTGCCCGCCGTATCTTCAACAGTTACAGTATAGTCTGCCATTTTTACTCCACACTAAACGTGCCCTTAATTAGCCTCACAATAGCAGGCTTGGAGCCAGTTGAATAAACCTCAAGGTCGTACACATGATCACCAAGTTCTAAGCCACTTGTTTCGCTAGCCGATAAACTTAATGTTATTTTAGCAGTTTCTGAGTCATGCTGAATCCTACCATTCGTGGTAGATAGTTCGATGAGAGCAGAATCTGATCTATATGACCTACGCACCTGCATACGTGATCCCCAGTACTGTAACGATGCCACAGCTAAATCTGGATTCTGTACAGTAATTGTGCCTGTAAAATCGGAACCCGGAGTGCAAAAAAAGTCAGCCCTAGCCGCAGTCATCAATCGCACCCCCGGCAATGTAATCATCCGCAGCCATAATCATGCCACGGGCCACCCACTCAGGCATGTTGTCTGACGTGACAACCATTAAGTGAGCAGTACCGTCTTCATCAATAACTTCGCCAGCAAAAATAAAATGACCTAAAATGCCGGTCTCGCCTCGGGAATCAAAAACGTTGGAAACTAACTCGTCCACCACTTCACTAGGGGTTCCGTGCTTTGTGGGAGATTTAGTTTCTTCTAAGGCGTCAGCAAGCAGACCTAGCAAATCATCTACTGACTCATCATCGCTACGCTCACTCCACGGCACAACATCTTCTGACATGTAACTCTCCTAATCATATAGTGAACGTAGCCTCAACAATTCTGCTTGCATATCAGCATTTTTTTGCTCTAAGACCGAAATCTCCTCTTGCAGATGATGGCTTATATACCTTAGCCGATTGTTTTCTTTTCTCTGTAATGCGTATTCTATACGACTTTGCTTCACTAAGTCTAGCCAGACAATATCTTGTGCAGCATCCATATCTAAGTTTAGCTTTTGAGTTTTTCGACGGTTTGAAAAAATAATTCCGCTAAACGTGACCGCCGAACCAACCAAAGCGGGCACAGTCATGTTTAAAAATTGTACCCACATTGTATACCCCTCTCGTATTCCCCCCTTTCGGAGTCTTAAACGTAATCTAACGTAACAATCAACGTAGGGCCAATGTGTACACCGTAGACCATTGCACCGGCAGGCCAAAAGTTCCAATAGTTTGCCTGTTCTGCATAGCTTGCAGCGTACAGACTGCCAAGCCCTCGGCTTCCACCGTGGTTAGACAGGGTGTGTGACATACACAACGCTCCGCCAGTTAAGTGACTGACTAAGCTTTGGCGGTGACCTCCAAGCTCCAAACCATTGCCCGCAATATTTCCCTGATTAGGGAAACCTATGGGGTCGCCACCAATAAACTCAGACCTCGTGAGATATCCGTCGTTGTAGTAAACAGTCGTACCTACCCGCCCGCTTGGTGTCTGATTATAGTTTTTACCAACATAAGCAGAAAAGTCGCAAAGTGTATTACTAGGTGTGTTTGCATAGTAATTTCCTTGGTACCTGCCAAGGTAAAAGTTTCCGTAGCCCGAACCAAACCCGCCCGAACCCCATCGCATAACATTGAAGTAGGCTGACTTAACTATAGGGCGTTCCGCCATTCTCGTCGCTAAAGAAACGCCCGACGTGTCCAAGTAAAAGTTGATAAGACCATACCAAGGAAAAACACCATAGCTAGTCTCATATCGGCTAATTTGAGGATAGGCTGCGCCGCCCTGATTTGAATTTGTTTTCCATACCGTCCCACGGGCCGCTTTCGTGCCGCTACTTACAAAATAGTAGGTTTGTGGATCGGAGCCAACGTAAACTTCGTCCCAAAAGGAACCTGTACTACGATAGGCTTTCTTCACTGTTTTCCAAGACGAACCGTTAGATGCTTTTAAATCTCCGCTTGCTACTGGTCGCCAACTGCTGCCGTTACTTCCGTAAATCGCCATAATGTTCCTTTAAATCTGGAACCATAGGTTACCAGACGAGCCAACAGCAGGGGTTCCTGACTGGACGTAAATTCTCCGACCATTGTTAGCACTTGAATCGCCGTAGGAATTGCCCTTACGTAAGAAAAAAGTATCCATGTCACGGGTACCTACACCAGTGACATGACCGTTAGAGTCAACAGTAATATCTTCAATAACATTAGCGTTATTGTTGCCGCCGTAGAAGCCGTTTAGGTTAGAAGTGTTTCCATGCTCGATAGTCACTGAAGAAGTCTCGGTATCGTTACTTGACACACCGATACTCGTTCCAGCAATAATACGGCGAACATATGCGCCAGTGGTTTTCGTCCCTAAAGCAATAGTATCGTTTAGAATTTTTGCACCAGTAACAGCGGAGTTTTGAATCGCAGCAGTATCAACAGCACTGTTAGCCAACTCAGATGAACCAACAGCGTTAGCATTAATCTGCGTGGCAGTAATAGAGTTACTAGTGATATGATTACCGTCAATCTTACCAAACCCCAAGTTACCAGAACCATCACGACGCAGAACAGAATCTGTCCCTGCTGTGATTTCAGCAACATTACCAGCCCCTGTACCTGTCTTACCTAAAATACTGTAACCACTAGAAATGTTTTGCATCTTAGCGTAAGAAACAGCAGAAGTAGCGATCATGTCTGTTTTGATTTGCGTGCTACTCAGATTATTTGAGCCATCACGACCCAAAACACGGTTAGCAGCAATTGCAAGATCGCCGGGATCGCCAGTAGAACCAGCGTTCCTAACCTTAACCGAGTTAGCAGCCATATGTGAAATCTGTGCGTTAGTAATAGAGTTTGATGCAATACGAGCGGAGTCAAGCGTGCCCGTCGTAAACTTCGTAGCATCCAAACCAGTCGAAGCCAACTTAGCGTTCGTAACAGCGCCATTAGCCAACTTAACCGTAGCAATAGCACCAGAAGCAATACGAGCATCAGGAAGGACACCAGTCGTCAACTTATCCGCAGACAAACCAGAAGCAACCTTAGCATTAGTAACATTTGAGTCCGCAATCTTCACCGTAGTCACAGCAGCATCGTTAATCTTAGCTGTCGTAACAATACTGTCATCCAAAGAGTGCTTATGATCAGAACGAGCAAAAGTTGTGGCGGTACCACTAGCCAAAGCACCATCTAACGAAACAGCCGCACCCGGCGCAGCAATATCGAAATAAGTGTCGCCGTTACAGTACGACAACTGACCAACGGCAGAATCAGTCGTGGTATAGTGGAAGAAACCGGCCTTAACCGAACTCCCAGTCGGCTGACTACCGCCGTTATCAAAACCAGCAACTCTGGACTCTAATTCGTTGTGTGAGTCATCCATATCTGCACGAGTAAAAGCATCAGCGCCTGAAGTCCAGCGTGTAATACCAAGCCGTGCTGTGGTTGAAATAGTCATAATTAAGCCTCCTACAAGATATTGTACTACGAAATTTCGCTGTTTAAGAGCGTAATTTCATTGTCTTCTACATACCTATCAAATATTGCAAAGTGCGACAACGCAAACCGAGAATTGAAAGTGTTACCAGCGCCCTGACCAATCCGACCAAGGTTAACCGGATCAGCGAAAGTTTGGGTCGCACTAATCGTGGCAGTCTGTACATCCACGCCGTCCACGTTCAAAACAAGCCCAGCCTCAGGATCACGCCTAACTACGACAACATGCCACTCACCAAACGCAGGTACCTCAGTGTAAGAAACAGACTCTGTTTCTGTACCGTCCGTAAAGTCAACCTTAATGCTGACACCATCGTAGTACACCCGTAGACCGTAGCCGTCAGCATTTTCTAATCTGAAAATGTCCATAGTTACACCGGTATCATTCCAGAACCTACGAACCTGCAAAGCGACCGAGAACTTATCGTACACCTCTACGGTCGGAGTATTGTTAAGGTATGGGCTACCCTCATACATGTGAATAGCGTCTTTGGTTAATGACTGCGCTGGAACGTAAGCCACCGCAGATGCTGGGAAGTTTCTTGTCAGTGTCCAAGTGATTGAGTCGTCGTCAATTCCGCTTGTCGCTGATCCGCTAATCGTCGTAGGGAGGTAGTAGGCTACCCTAGTTCCTGAGGCTGATCCGTCTGTTGAATCCCAGACTTCAATCTTTGATAATGTTTTACCACTGTAGTAACCTGACTGAATCGTGGTATCCAATGTGAGGTCGCCCGATCCGTCCGCAGCGATTGTGTGGGCAGTGCTCGTTTCAGCACCAGTAGCTGCATCAACTGCATAAGATTTAACATCGTATGACGTAGACGCAGTTAGCGCAGCGGCTAGTGTGTCGCCCGCAGAAGGGGCAGCACCAAAGTACCAAAGAGTTGGATTGCCGTTGCCGTCAAGATTGCTTTTGATTGCCATGACACGATAGTCGTTATCGGCCAGCGGGGACGAGTTTACAGTCGTATTCAAGTTAGAGGAAGCACCATCAACAGTGAGTGTACAATCAAAGGTCGAATCATATACAGACAGTTCTCTAAAATCCATATCCAACAAAGGATTGTTGTACCCAAACATTGCGTGAGAAGTTGTCCCACGACCGTCAATATAGGCAATGTTTGACGACGACGTAACACCATCATTCGCAAATGATATCGGTGCAGCAAAGACTTTAGCGTGTTTAACTCCACAAGATAACGCCGGAGCATACGACCACACAGAAGATGATACATCAGTGTGCCCCAACAACTGAACAGTTGCAGTGGCCCCAGCAGATACAGAGGCACCAGTAATAGTAGAGGTTCCCAAAGTATTTGAACCCCAGTCGTCGTGGTCATCGGGCTGAGCAAAGAACGACACTGCGCCCCCAGAAGTCACCGAAACTCTAACATAAAATGTTCCCTGTTTGGCAAGCGACGACTTATCAAGAGGGCTTGAATACGCATAATTATTTGCGTTCTGGGTGCGATAGCCGTCAATAAACAAAAGACGCACATCAGAGTCTGAGCCAGAAGTCAAACCTGACACCATATAAAGCGCCCAATCGTTACCAGGGGTACCAGTGTCAGTGTCGGCACCGCAAATAATTAAACGCTTTTCTCTGAACAGCCAGTCGGCGGGAGTGTTGCCACCATCCCCTGCCGTGTCTACAGCCGCTTCAGGGAAAGTTACATCTGAAAGTTCAACAACCACATCAAGCCCGGTACTTAAACCACCAAGGTCTAAGCTCACCGACGCATCAGTTACGACAGAGCCTGAATCAAACGGCGACCCATCCTGTTGCCCATAAAAGTACTGAGTACCAGTAGAAAAGTGAGCAGAACCAATACCACCAGCAACTTCGGGCACACTCGCTGACTCGTCGTCGTTCATCAAAAGATGACGGGCAAACCCGTCTTTGTCATCAATAAATGACGTATCCATTTCTGCCAAACCCTTAGCAGCCGCATTAGAGTACGTAGCCGGATACAAAACCTTTGACATATCAAACGAGCCTACCCCCGAGTCATACACCGCTGAAACTTTACGGATTTGACTGCCCGCTGAACCGCTAGCATTCAACGCATCGACAATAAGCGATCCGGTCGGATCAGGGTCCACAGAAGGATCAACTAACATTTTACCCTTGAAAGAATTCTCAAAATCGCTGTGAACAAATACAACAATTTCTGCATCAGGGGCAGCAGCGTCTAAAAGCGTTCTTGTGTAAGCAACTAAGGCATCAGGTCGCCCACCATTAATGCCTGAAACTCCTGTAGCAATCTGATCTCGGTAGCCTTGTACAGTATCAAAAAAGTCGGGATTGAGCGCCTGTAGTTGTGACCAGTCGGGCAGCGCCTCCCAGTCATCCCACTGGCCCGGAGTAGTGCCGGAGTCTGGGCCATCATACTCTTCTAAACCCAACCAAGGCGTGAAACCCGAAGAGGACGTAAGCAGCGTGGTACCGGTCACCGAAGCTAGCCAAGGAAGTGCCGAAGCTGGTGCAGTCGCAGGATCAACTAACTTCGATTTACTTTCAGTACCCTCAGTTGCACGAACGTACACATAATCAGCAGCTTCATCGTCAACGTGGTCTAACACAAAACACATTGTCTCAGTGAATCTGAACAACGGTAACTGAGGCTGACTATTTTTGACAAGATCGTTAATGTTTGTGTCGTCTAACTTCATAAACGCCGGGAAGTCGTCGTACACAAATCGAGTCACAACTCCTGCTTTTTCTAAGCCGTACTCTCCGATTACTGGATCGTAAAGCCAAATAAAGCGAGAAGCAGGAAGACTTCCCCCAGCCGAATTAGTTGCTTTAACAATTACTTTAATGAACTGATATGAAGTGTCACCGCTGCCCGCCCCATTAGAAACATTTAGCGTAGCCCTACCCCCAGTATTTTCTGAAAACTCTACAGCGCTAGAACTATTTATCGTAGTAGCGCCAGAATCTGAAGCAACACTGTTACCTTCTGCCTCCAGAACAACATTAAACCCACCAACTTGTGCGAACACCATAAGGCTAAACATGTACAACGTGCTTGGCTCCGCAGCCATCCAAGGAGAATGAACTTCCATCTCCGTCGCAGTACCTGTAGTGAACACCCCTAAAGAGTTCTTCATAAAATCTGCTAGGGCATTAGGGTTGTACCCCGCATAAAATCCACGGTTATCTAGACGATTCGCACTAGTATCACTGGAAGCAACTGTCCAGCCGCCAAGGTTGGAACGGTCTCTATTAGTGAAATTAGACTGATTACCGTCGAAGAGGTTGAGGTGTCTATGCGCCATAGCCGTCCCCCTTATGATAGGAATGTGATAGTGATGTCACCGGACGTAACAATTGTTCCGAGATTACGTAACACAATATCGGACGCCACGCCAGCCCCTGTACCATTCAGCACGGTAAATTGGTTAGAGTCGTCACTGCCGCCCGTGGAGGCCCCATTGATAGTGGCTGTTCCACCAGAGTCTCCAGCAGAACCAGTAAGCGCACCCGAGGTGGTAGGGATTAAACCGCTATTTCCCGTGTCGTTAAAGTTTAAACCATTTGATACTGCCTGATACGGGGCAGCAGTCGCCGCCCCACCGCTTACCACAACAGAGCCAGTGTTTACAAACGTGTACACAGTAGGATTATCGGGGTCAGTCGTGGACTCCACATAATAGAATGCGGCTTCACCGGCAGGATAAGTTCCGTTATTAGCGCCAGCAATATCTAAGTTAACGGTTGCCTTAGAACCCCCGCTAGTCGTAATGTGCCCAACGTTTGACCCCCCAGACGGAAGCAGTGATGAAGCATTCAACTTTAAATCTTGAACGAAGTCAACACCAGCAACGCTTTCAAGTAATGCAACCATGTCGTTATACCTGACACGTTGAGTGTCAAAAAGCCAGGTGTTCGGATCAAGATAAGCCTTAATCGCATCCTCAAGCGCAACCCGTAACGTCGATGTATTGACACCTGTCTGTGCTTTAACATCAACAGTGACATCAATATCTACCAACTCGGCAGTCATAACATCAACCGTCAAGCCAGACGGAACACGATCTACCAAAGAACTGTGCAGATCGGAAAGGTTTGCTGAGGACACAGGCAATTCGGAAGCGGCGTTAGCTGGCGTACTGACGGCAGACGCAACAGCAACCAAAACAGCACCATCGTGTAAAGCAAACTCATCGTTCATGGTGTCACGATCTCTATACCGGCGCTGGTTATATACTTCTACCCGATTGGCATAAGTTTTGTTTGCACCAACAAAAAACTTGATTTGAGAACTCGTAGTGGTCGCTGTGGTATAACTGGCGAGAAGTGTTACTGCCCGGTCAAAATATTGTTCATCCGTCTCGGCATTTGTACCCCCCGACGAGTCAGAGGAAAAGACGATGGTCTCAATTGCGGTACTCGGTGAAACTGCAACAGCGTTAAAGGTATTAACAGCAATGTTATACTGTGAACCAACCGTAATAGCAGTCACAGCAACACTGGTGGCTGTGCCAGCACTAGAACGGGAGACTTCTTCATCTAACGCAAAGTTATACGACTGCTCATTCACGGAATCAACATACAAAATTTCTGTTCCAGCAGGAAGCGACCCAGCAGCATTGAACTCAATATCAACAGTAGCCGTCGCCGCAACCCCATCATCTCTAACCAACCCAAACAACTGAAGCAAAACTTCCGTGGTAGAATCAGGGAGCCGGTTGATGCCCGCTGCAAGTTCAGCACTTCTAAAAGCAATAGCTTCCGCTAAGACTGTTTCAATCTGCCCAACAGCAGGAGTCCAATCAGGTAGTAGTGTTCGACCAGCCGTTAACATTTCGTTAAGAACCACAGTAGGGTCCTCATTGAAGATTGTTAAATCAACGTATTGGCGTGTATCTGGAGATGCCATGTAATCCTCATTTCCCCTTACGAAAAGTCCACGATCACATCAACCACGGCTCCGCCTTCTTCTACAACCTCAATCTCTTCTAACTTGATATCACCACTATCATAAAAATTAGAGAAGGAGTCATAAAACGTGCCAGAGTTAAAGTCATCAAACGTGGGATCAGTGATCCCGAAAGTCGGAAACATCCGACGTTCACCAGTGTCTGTCCTCATAAACGACTTAATCTGTTGGGCCTTGTAAACATCCGTTGACGAATACACCACAGCAGCACGACCGTTCGATGTGTCTATACTAAATGGGTAAGATAAAACGTATTCTGCCATGACAGCCCTCCAAAGCCTTCATATTAATTCTACCGAAAATATGAGGCATTGCACTACTACTCCGAAGTCTGCTCTGCTAACCAATCAGAAAAATGTGGATCAGACACAGGTATCATAGAAAATTCTACAAGATCAATGTCCCACGGGCTTCCTGATAACGCCCATGCCACCTCAACACTTTCGCTCGCTCCCACTACACCACTGTTTGTTTCAAGCCCGTACACGTTAATAAAGTAATTAACGGCACATGACTCAATCCCTGCATGGTAGCATGGACTGTCCACAGCGTTTCCATGAGGACAAATACCAGGAGCAACAACTAATTCAGTCTTGTTGATGTTCAACAGAAACCGGTGGCCGTCAACATTCCATTTTAACTCTTTACTCATCGTCCGGGACAACGCCCAAATCGGGAGTCTGCGGAATCAGATAGTTGTTGTCCTCATTTGCATCTTCTTGCAGATCAAGAATTTCCTGAAGGCGAACGACTGTTACTTCCGCAACTTTTAATTGTGCCTGTAACCGGACATTAGCCTCTAGCGCCTCAACATACTTGGCCCAAATCATTTCGGTCAGCAGACCGTCATCATACTGAAACATTATCTAGTTACCTCTAAGTCCAAAACAAAAAATCCTTCAACAACACGCTCCACGTTAGAAGAAGCGTCTACTATCTCCAAGTCGTACACTCCCCCATCAGTCAATAAGGCAGTGTCCGTTGCAGAGATAGAGATGTTGATTTCCCCCGACGAGTTAAGCGAAAGTCTACCGTTCTCTGTGGTAAGCTCTAGAAGAGTAGACGCAGAGTCAGTGGTTCGCCGTACATGCATTCTAGCAGTGTACGTACTTAAATCACGGGCCGTCCCACCACTATCTTTCACAGTCAAGGTGCGATTAAACGTCGCACCCTGTTCACAAGTTATATCGTATGCGCCAGCGCTCATAAATTAGCCTCCTACACAATATTGTATCGTGTTACTCGCTATCGTCAGCGGCAGGAGCGCTTTCAGCTTGTGCCTGATTAAGAGCCGCACGGAGAACAGCATTCTGTCCTGTAAGGTCTGTGATCTGTCGAAGCAGGTCATTAATAATGTCTTGTGGATTTACATTGATTTCACTCATGTCAGTATTGTACCTTTCTTATTCATTGATGTCAACTGCTTCCCACCAAGAAGGTTCAGGTCGCCCCTTCTCCCACTTGGCGAAAGCAGACTTATCTAGTCTATAGAATTCTCGGTAGATGTCAACGGCTTCTTCAATAGAAGAATGCTTGAAACCTAGCCGATCATGAAAATCTTCGCCCACACACAAAGCCACGTCAGTTAAGTGCCCAGCCGGAACAAAGTCGGCTGAATCCATAATTTTATCTAACTGCTTAAAGCAAGCATGTTCTTTGTTGAAACGAAACGTGTACTCTTCACAGAGGGCCAGAGCATGATCAAACAGCCACTCAAAGTTAGCGGACGAATTGCCTGCCCACTGCGTGCTAGGATGATTAGAATACCCTCCCTTATGAGGAGTGCCTTTGGCAGTAAGTGGAACGTCACTGTCGGTTGCTCCGTGCCGACGTAAGCCGGAAACCAACATTTGTACAGACTCTACAGTCATCTTTGGGACGTGCTTATCGCACAAAGAACGAGCAGCCTCAGTCGGGTCAGTCTCAACAACAAAAATATTCATCTTGCTCCTTTCTAGTACCCCCGGTGGGGATCGAACCCACGATGTTTACCTCTTGGGTGGCAGATTTTAAGTCTGCTGCGTTTCAGCCAGCTTCGCCACGGGGGCTTGAAACCGTAAGTATAACACACTACTTACGGAGTCGCAAGTCACACTTCTTCAGGAGCATCCGTAAACGCCCAAGCCACCCCAGAAGAAGGATGCCGGAGACGGGCAATCGCCTTCGCCTCTAACTGCCGAACCCGCTCACGAGTCAGCCCCATCGTTTCACCAATCTCCTGCAAGGTCATTGCGGACTCCTGCCCACCTAAACCGTGATGCATCAACAAAACGTTATACTCCCGCTCAGGAAGCACAGACAGCGCCTTTAAGATGTCAGAGGCAAAACTGTTCTCAATGCCGACATCCTCAACAGCAGATTGATCAGGGTCAACAAGATGGGCGGCATGAGACACTGAGAACTCGTCACCTAGCGGGGTATCCAATGAATCTAGACGAGTATTCTCCATATAGGACCAAATTTCCTCTAGTTTATCAATGTCCCAGTCTAAGTAGCCTGCCAAAAACTCCCGAGAAAAATCTTCGGTGATTAGCTCAAACTCTTCAACCACCGCAGCAAGCTTACGGACATCGGCTTCCACATGCATCGGAAGGCGTATAGCCCTACCATAGTTAGCAATAGCCCGTTGACACGCTTGACGACACCACCACGTCGCATACGTGGAGAACTTAAACCCACGCTCAGGATCAAACTTGTCTACAGCCCTCATAAGCCCAATCGTGGCTTCCTGAATCAAATCTTCGTATTCCATTCGGGATTGTGAGCGTGCGTACCTTGCTGCCGTATCCATAGCAAGCCGCAAGTTATGTTCTACGAACGTGTCCTTTGCTCGTTTTCCTTCCCTTACGGCAACAGTCAACTTGCGGCGATCAGCAAAGTCTAAAACAACACCCTCAATATGTGCTGTATTAAGTTCTTTTGACGCCTGGATGCCCGCAGACACCGCCCGCCCCAGAACAACTTCTTCTTCTCGTGAAAGAATTCTGTGCTTAGAACTCCGTGTGTAACCTGCCATCACTTGTCTCGCTTTCCAGTTTGTGCTGAAGGATGTCTACGCATCGCCGCCAGCCTTTGTTTATCAGTGCTATCAGATGCCGTATATACTGTATCTGCCTGACTTGAGCGTCGATTCAACGGCACAACATCTAAATATGTGACCTCGGCGGGCCGGTTGGCCTCACCGACTAACAAGTCTTGTAAGTAATTTAATAGTTTTGTATGTAGTATCATAGTTTTGCTCCTAACTAATCGTCAAAAACGGAAGTTCTGCTCACTAAAAAGCAGCCGCTTTAGTTTGTCGTCTCCGTACTTCCGGCGATCATCGTCTGTCAACTCAATGACCTCATGTTCGCCTTCAGTATATAGCGTTCCCCAAGACTCGCCACCCAAGTCAGGTTCAGTAGAGATGTGGACTTCTTTTAGTACTGTCTCCATCGCTACCCCGGCGTGGCGGCACAACTCAACAGCCTGATCTTCGGGAAAGCTGAAAAGAATCTCATCGTGAATCGGTAACACAGCGTAGTCCCAGAGACCTTGCTCGGCTACATCAATCATAGCCTTGCCAAGTATATCACGTGCCGTAGACTGAATGCAATAGTTAAGCGCAGCATAAGGTCGCTCAGCATCGACGGGCAGTTTACGGCCTGTGTGAGTGATCACATAGTTTCTGTGCCCCTTCTTTACCGGGTACGCTAGTTTGTGTGAAAACTCTGTCACGCCCTTATAGGTCGCATCAAACAGGTCGCACACTGTCTGGGCCTCGTCCACAGACAACCCTGATTGCCGTGCCAACGTTTTAGGGCCAGCGCCGTACACCTTACCAAAGTTCACCGTCTTGGCTACTTTGCGAGTCACACCAGTATTGTCAGCCGTAGTTTGGTGCAGGTCGCCGCCATCACGGAAAACCTTAAGCATAACAGGGTCCTGAGAAAGTGCGGCTAACACTCTAAGTTCCACGCCCGAAAAGTCAATAGACGCCATCTGGCATCCTTCTTCAGCTAAGAACATCCGACGTATAGCATCGCCCCCCGAAGGTAACTGCTGTAGCGGAGGATTATTTACCGACATACGCCCAGTCCGGGCCTGAAGGCTATTAATCTTTGGATGCACCCTCCCATTAGAGTCCATTGACTCTAGCGAAGAGATGACATAACTATCTCGCCACTTAGCATTGTTTTTGGCAGCAATTACCGCTCTAGCGAGCATACCTGCGTTGCCAGACTTTTCATCGTCGCCAATGGCATTCAAGATAGTTTTGTCTACTTTTAAAGCCCCCGATGCCGTAGTCTCAACCAAATTAATTCCGAGCCTCTGTAGCCCCTCAGCAACATCTTTAGTAGCATTGTGGTTCTCAACACCAAACGATCTTACAATGCCTATATTGTGTTGCTCCTGTGCCGTCATGCCCTCAATCAACTTCTCAGCATACTCAACATCAATACGCATACCTCTGCGTTCCATCGCCACAACAAGCTTAAGGATCGTATGCTCGTAATTGACAAGATGATCCATCGTCTGCCGCTTAATTTCATCACGCAGTTTAGGAAACAACCTGGCAGTCAAGATAACGTCAGTTCCCGCATAGTGGACCAAAGTTGGGTGTGCCGCAGGAATGTTCTTCCAACCCTGTTTCACAGACCACTTGTTTTGCTTGAACAAGTCCTTCAAAGCACTATCAGAATCAGGGGCCGACTTATCTACGTGGTGAAAGGAAAGATTCTTAAGGCCATGCCCGACACCGCCCTCAACACGGCTTCGTGGATCAGCAAGGTGTGCAAGAATCTTTGTATCAAAAGTCCTAGCTAGAATCTTAATGGCGTCAACATGCCCGTGACGATCAAGACCGATAGCGTCGTAAGCAGCGTTGTGTGCAAGCAGCCGACAATCTGTTTCATTCATCACAAGATCAATCGACTTCTGGAACCACGGCTCTTTCCAGATAAAGACAAACGCTTCGCTGATGTCTCCCCACTGGATGCTCTTTATCTCCCATTCTGGAGAATAGGTATCTAGGCCCGTGGCTTCAATATCATATGCAATGGGCCGGTTCTTGCTAAGCAACCAGTCACGGAAATCCGCAAACTGCTCGTCTGAGCGTACAAGGGTAACCGCCCCTAATGTTCCCTCGCCTTGAGTGCTTTGGGAGTGGAGCCAGTCGTCAAAAAGTGTAAGAGATTCTTCATTTACCATAAGTTAGCGTTGAGTATATCATGCGGAGCGGATTCACGCAACCCCGCAGGTGATATTTCTACGAATTCAGTGTTTGTCTGTAACTCCAGAAGGTTACCTGCTCCGACATAGCTGCACGCCGACCGGATACCCCGGTTTATCGCCTCTACTACATCCTCCACTGGGCCTTTCGATGCAACGACTCCTGAGACCCCTTCAGGGAAGGCTGAGCCTGCTTCTGACGAAGCCATACCTCTATGCTCTTTCCCCAATGTACCGTCAGCTAAAGTAACAGTCTTTCCAGGCGCTTCATTTGTTCCCGCAAACATTCCGCCAATCATTACGGCGTCTGCGCCCGCTGCAAGCGCTTTAGCTGCGTCTCCTGGCGTCTTTACCCCACCGTCTGCAATAGTTTGGATACCCAGCGAATCTGCTGCCTCAGCACACTCGGCAATAGCCGTTAGCTGGGGAACCCCCACTCCTGCAACAACCCGTGTGGAGCACACACTACCAGGCCCAATTCCGATTTTAACTACGTCGGCACCAATCTTGGCAAAGTCTTCAACAGCCGAAGGCGTGGCAACATTCCCACCAATAAAGGTGGCTTCATGATCAATACCTGCCATCACATACTGCAATGCGTCCAATGCGTGTTTGCTATGACCGTGGGCGATGTCTAAAACAAGAATCTGCGTTCGCCAACGAGTAGCCTCGCTAATCACAGTATCTAAGTCATCGTTTACCCCAAAGGCAACGGCTGAACGGGTAGTACGTCCTGCAACAGAACCAAACCTAGTGTTGTGAAGGGCATCTCCTGTAGCAACCAGCGGAATATTTCTATGCAAGACACCGAAACTTCCTAACCGGTCCAATGCGCTAGCCATGTCAGGACCACACACGGTATCCATGTTAGCCGCAATCAAAGGCATCCGTAAACGATGTTTTCCAAGATCAACAGATAAGTCAACATCTTTGCGACTGCGGACTTCTGAATACTTAGGAACAATCAGCACATCGTCAAACGTGTACGCCTTGCTTCTAATCTTCATCATACTGATGGACCTTCGCATCCCGAACAGGATACTCTTCTACAATAAAGCGCCGCACCTCACGGTACTCTGACTTGTCATCGTAGATGTAAGCCACAAGGTCGCCAGTAGCATTCGATAACACAGACAGTTCATCGTCGTAAAAAGCGTACCACGCATCAAACTCGTCAGACACTAACAGCCTATCAGGAGAAGACTCATAAAGATATTCTGATGTAATCATAGAGAATCTAGATCAGGGTACAATCTCGGGCTTGACCGCATTGGAATCAGACATACGCTGACGTGAGTAAGCCCCACAGTCGTTGCACTGGTACTGCTGATAAACAGATACCTGTGTTCGCCGGGTGCCTCGCTTGTGCAGATTCTGTGAACCACAAGTCGGACAACCGTCTGTACCGTCAAAAACATTAAGATTAGGGTGATTATTCATCCACGGACGCAGTTTCAAATAAACGAGCCGAAGGAGATCAACGTCCTGCTTTGCATACTTAAGCATAAGCTTCCAGTATTTCTTGTCGCCACGCATACAGCCAGCCCAAGTTTCAAAGCCGCCCGTGGACACCTTTCGGCCAATCTTTAAGTGTGCCCCCAGATGGTCTAACTTGTTGCTATTGAACATGAAGTGTCTGCGAGCAACCTTAAGGGTGTCTACAGACTTGACCGGGGAAATAGGGCCAAGGTCGTGAGCAACGAACCGAGCGTTAGCTTTTCGCATATCAAAGCGGTCACCGTTATGAGCGATCACAATGTCTGCCTCGTTAAGCAAGTCCCACAACTTCTTCACAACGTGGTAGTCGTTTTCTGGGTCTTTCTTGTAATCGGCAGGGAAGTCAATCAAAGACGTTACATGCGTCTTCTTCTCATGCTCCCAGCGGTAGGACACGCAGAGCATGTACCATTCTCGCTCGTGCTCAATTACGTTCTGCTCAAACTGACCCCACACATAAGATAAGTTGGGTGCCGTTTCGATGTCGTAGTACAGTATCTTAGCCATTTGTATAAGTGTAACATATTTCGTCAGACGACGCAAGCTTTTAGACGCTTAATATCTTCAATGTCCCAAAAGCCTTCAGCCGCAACGAAATACGTTCTCCTGTTCTGTCTAGTTTTTTGTAATATTCCTTCTTTTACCAACCGGTCTAAAGCCCGCCACACATGCTGATATCTCATATTTAACATAGTTGCTATTTCTCTTTGGGTCTTATCTGGATTCTCTAAAACCGTTAGCAACACTCTGGCATTAGCTGTGAGTATTCTCATCTAGAACACTTTCAACCACGGACAACGCCGAGTCTATTTCAGCCATCGTAGATTCTAGCAACTGACTTTTTTCAAGCACAGACTTCAGTTTAGCAGACGTGGAGGAGACCAGAGTAGTCAAATACATGATTTTATCGTCTACCGACCCCAAAGACTCCAAATGCTCCGAAACAGCATCGTCGGACAAGTCAAACTCTTTAATTCGTTGATGAATCAGTGACCTATACTGATAGAGCGTGTCCCCGAAAGCGGCGTCTGCTGATATAGCAGAAAGCAAAAACGGCTCAAAATTTGGACCAATCGAAATAATGTCGCCACGCACACTAACCACGTTTTGATCTGCCAGACTGCTGGCAGCGTCATGCGCCCACTTCTCATCAGTACGGAAGGTGCCTTCTTTAGCAACAACTAAACCAACAAGACGCTTGGTGTGGTCAAACTGATCACGGACAGGCATGGTTGTAGCAGCGAACTTTACTTCTTTGCGATTCATAGAGGTAGTCTACTACAATGTGCTCACTAAGGTCAAGCCTATCGCTTGCCCCCGTAATAAGGCTCACCATGACCTGAATCAATAATGTCATCGTTGAGACACTTCAGCATGGATTGATCAGAATATACGTATCCCAAGATTCGCCCGTACTTACCGCTGCCATCTTTTATTGTCTTAATGAATACAGAATCAGTAGCAGCCAACCAGTCGTAAACATAGTTCTTGGCCGCAATACCTAACTCTTTTTCCTCAAGGTCACGAGTACGGGTTTCTGGTGTATTAACACCGTGAAGCCGTACCCGTGCCTTGTGAAAGACATCAAACCCTAAATCAATGATAAAATCTACAGTGTCTCCGTCAACGATCCTGTCAACTTTCGCCTCATAAAAGAAACGCATCTAGTCAAACATGGCCTTCCAAGTTTTAGGGCCGACGATCCCGTCTGCGCTCAAACCGTTGGCTGACTGCCACGCTTTAACAGATGCCTCAGTCTTAGGACCAAAGTCGCCGTCTACGTAAGCGTCAATGACGGCCTGCACCACTTTAACATCATCGCCCTTAGAACCAACCTTGATCGGACTGCCAGGATACGCACGAGCAGGCTTACTGTCGCCACCAAACATAGCCTCCCAAGTTTTAGGCCCAACTACACCATCAGCGGTCAAACCATTTGCAGCCTGCCACGCTTTCACAGCCTCTTCAGTCTTCGGCCCAAAGTCACCATCAACTTTAGCGCCTACCTTCGACTGCACCATCTTGACTTCATCCTTATGCCCGTGACCCTTGACAATCACATGACCGGGATAATCGTCACCAGTCGGATTGTCTACTCCGTCAGAAGCCTCTTCCACTGGAGCAGGCTTAGCAGGCGCACCTACCTTAATGCCAGCGATAAGCTCAGGCATCTTGGAGTTGTAGAAGTCAGCATCGTCGGCGTACTTGTTAGAAACCTCAATGTGGAACCAGTCTCCGCCCGGAGCGCCCGAAAACGCCTTACGGGTGTAAACCTTGGTAGCGTCTCGGTCGCACTTGTAGCCCTGACCCCAAGGCCGAGGATAGTAATCAAACACTGCCTCAATCTGTAGTGCATCAGCGTGCTCACACAAGAAGTCGTACCAAACCATAGCCTTCTGGTAGTCCCCATAGCCACCATACTTGCCGCCACGCCAGGAAATGTCAAACGCACGGCCTGTACCGTGAACACTTGGATTCTTTTTTCCTCGCATCGGGCGTACCAGCCAAGAGCCATTGTGCCACAGGCCACCCTCAGACCAGAACTTAATCTGGTTAATAAGAGCTTCGGTACCTGATCGTCTGCCGGAACTATTTCGGTCCCAACCAGTATAAGGTCGTTTTGCCATTTCGGGAAATCCTTTACGGTAGAAGTTTTGTAATCAGTTATAGTTTACTAACTAACGGAGCACCAGTAGTCAACTTAAGTACATTTAGCACCATGAGCCAGACATGTACCACGGCTGAGACCAGCACCCGTAGTGCTTAGCCGCATAATCAGCAATCCACTTTGCCTGCACTAAATTGGTATAAGGGTCTAAAAGCATGTCTCTAGTAATCCCCGCAGCACGAAGCCTGTCTCCATGCGCAGCCCAGTTGATTTGAGTCAACCCAAAGTCATTAGTTCTAGAAATAACGTCATGGGTACAGCCACTTTCAGCAAACATGATTCTGCCTAGTTTGGGAAGACGGTCTTCCGGCCAGCCTGCCGCCCTAGCAGTGTCCCACCACTGACCGCACTTTGGGTTAGGTGTCGTGGCAACAGACGCTACAGGAACGTTCTCAGTGCTCCACCCAGCCTGCTCTAAGACCTCTAAGTGGGCTTGGTGGGTCTGCCCGCCGTAGTTACCATCGACAGTAACACCTAAAAGCTCCTGTAACTCTGAAACGGTGTCTCCGCTTCCCCACGCATACTCTCGCAATAAAACCTCCGCAGCGTCCTGAAATCCCGTCAAATGTAGATGGGGTAGAAGATAATCTGGCTCTGATGAGATTTCTTCTTGAGTAAGTTCGGTGGTTACCGGAATATCTGTAGTCTCCGTAACCACGGCTTCTTCAGGCGGCGTAACCACTACCCCCGCAATGGGGAGGGGTAACGGTTCAGGTTCTTCTACAGGGTCGCTAGAGGATGTAAACAGGGCTGTAAAGACAGCAAATATGACAAGGATGGTCAGAACCCTGACCGGTTTGTTGGGTGACATGTTCGGCTCCTTTGGTTGAGAACACATCAGTTTATTCTACCAAACCGCAAAGGAGTGTCAAGGTTTGATTATATAAAGTTTATCTACTTTATTCAGTCTTTTCGTCGTCATCTACCACCGAAACATTCGCTGGCATCGGAGTCACCTTAGGATTCGCTTTCGTGTAAGCCGCCGCAGTATCGAAAACAGCCTTTTCTGCATCACCCCGTGAAGAATCACGAGGCGTAGGGGGAACGTACTCAGGATGTGCCGCCTGATAAAGCGACTCAATCATAGGAGCAAGCCGCTGCAACTCAGCAACAAGATGTGGAATAAGGGCTTCGGGACCATATGATATCAGGTCGCCAGCATCGTCAAAATACGTTAACTCAGGGGCAACCTCATGAACTTCTTCGGCAATGAAACCGGGGGTGTACTCTCCTCGGCTCGTTTTAAGCGGCTCGCCACTAAAGTCTACCCGATCCTCGGCCTCTTGGAAAATTATAGGACGCAAGTCGTACAATAACGACTTTTCACCCAGATAATCCAACAGCGGATTTATTTCAGTGATACCAGTCTTTTGCTCAGCCAGCGAGGTGAACTGGTGGAGAAGCCCACCAGTACCGTAACGAACAGTGTTAAAACTGCCAGTCCCGACCATTAGCGGAACGTAAAGCTGCCCACCCAACACTACGTCGTTGTTTTCTAGGTTCCAATAAGCAGGCCAGTGGTTATTCACCGATGTCCACGTTGTAGAGTCGTTACCGCTTCCTCGCAAGATAAAGAAGTTATTTGAGTTGACGTGCGTCATTGCTGAACGGTGATTAGTATCTCGGTGGTAAACGGTAGGACCAGCGTTACGAATATACACGTCAGAAGTTTGCGTTGCTGATGTGCTAATATAATTACCATCAATGACCTGTGACCTGAACGTCGCCGGAGTCACATACCGAACAAAGTTGTCGTTCGACGCATAGATACGGTTGATGGTTGAAGTCGTAGCGCCGCTAGGCGTGTTGATCCAACCCAAATACGTGTATCCGTTGGTGTGAGATCGAATTACTTGACTGCCACTTGGAGTACCGCTAGTTGACTTCAAGGCAAGGCCACCGAGAGTTGCCGCATTGACGCTTGTCAAGCCCGAGCCGTTACCAGAAAAAGACCCAGCAACGATACTTGAGTTACCTGCCGCTTTGTAGGTCGTGTCGCTACAGAAGTTCCAAGCGTTAGTGGTCTCGTTATGCCAGATGTGGTCAATGTTCGTAGCAGACGCATACGAGGCAACGATGGCGTTGTTGTTGTACCGAACGTCGCCGCTGACATTCAGGAGGCCGTTGACCGTGAGCGGGCCAGCCGCCGTCGATGTGCCGTCGAAGATTACGCCGGTGCTAGTCACCCTGACTTGATGGGTAGAAGCGTTGGCAGGTCCACGCAGGTGCGTCGTCCCGCCCGTGCCGGAACTAAAATAGGTGTGCGTCCCATCTGAGATCACTACATATTCGGACGTGCTCGTCTCCGACATGCCCGAGGTACGCAGCCCGACATAGCCGGAGGCGTATGCCTGACCGAGAACGATACCGCCATCAGCACCACCCGACTGCGCCGTAAAATGCCCAGTCGAAGTAGTGTTGCCACCTACTGAAAGGTTGCCCGTGAACCGTCCGTCGCCGCTAACATCCAACGTGTACGACGGTGAAGTATTGCCGATACCCACACGATCAGTTGAAGCGTCCACAAACAACGTATCCGTATCAACTACAAAATCAACCGCCCCAATAGACCACGCATCCGCAGACTCGTCCCACAAAAACGACACATTACTAGAAGAACCACGCTCAACCTCAATACCCGCATTCAAAGAAGGAGCACCCGAAACGTTAGAGTTAAGAACAATAATGTTATCCTCAACAGTCAAAGTCTCCGTATTTAAAGTAACCGTGGTACCGTTAACAGTTAGATCACCCGTAACCGTGGCATCACCACCAACAGTAACATCGCCACTAGTACTAAACGAGTTAGGAACATCATTAGTACGGCCAGCACCCTGAACCAAAATCTCGCCAGTATTCTGCTGAACCCGAATAACCTTACCAATCTTCTGAACCAACTCAGAAGAACCCGTAGGCCGAGTCGTTGTTAAACCGCCAGCCGCAGAAACATACAACTCGTCGCCAACGCTATAGCCCGGAGTGTCCGTATCAATGTGTTGCAAAACACCAGATACGACAACATCGCCCTGACCGTTATTCGACAAGTCTTGATTCAGCAGACCCATAGCGGGCATCGTGGAACCAGTTCCCGCCAACGACGCTTCAACCTCCACGGCACCAGAAGCACCGACAGCGCCCGTAGCGTAAACAGGCGTTCCCTTAGAAAGTGTACCGCCACTAACGTTCTTTACCGGAATATGAATAGCGCCATAAATATCGCCATAAACATCGCCATAAAGATCGCCATAAAAACTGTCAGCAGTTACGGACGACAAAGTAATACTGTCATCAAGATTAACTGTTACAGAACCACCAGTGCCCCCACCATTTAAGTTTGTGCCCGCAACAATCTCGTTAATATCAGACTGCGAATCCTCAGCACTCACAATAATCATCGGGCGAGAAGCGTCACCCTCAATAAAAAATGCCCACACACTCGTACCCGCAGTTGGCACAAAGCCAGAGTACGGAACTTCATCATAGACATTGTTCATGCCTAAGCGTGGTATCCGAATGGAGGCCAGTCCACCAGAAACGGAAACTACCTTTGCCCTGAACGGGCCAACGGGGTTGACTCCGCTAGTATATGAAGTTGATCTAGAAGTTCGCCTGCTCATACCTTTAGCCTACTCTACAGTACCGACCGGTGAACTAGTCACTGTAACGACTTAGCCCACTTGTTCATGTATTCTATCACTTTCTTATACCCGGAATCACCCGGTGGGTTCCAAACACCATTATTCCAAGGATATGGTAAAGGTAGTTGTTTGTTTTGAGTTACATAGCGCCAACCGGCACTGGTGCTGACCTTCCCGTCAGCGGGAAACACGTCAAGAATAGTAACTTTGGATGAACCTGGACCAGACGCAGGTAACGTGGGCTGGAACGATGGATTGGTCCTTATATATTTACCTTCAAGTTTGGCCCAATCGTCAGCATCCCAAATAGCATTCGCAGGTAAACCATTTGCCTTCTGATACTTTAGTACAGCAGCGTTTGTGAGGGGACCCCACCAACCGTCTACAATTGTTCCTACCGCCTGCTGGATTCGTTTCACACAATCGCTACCCCGAATACCAATCCTAAAGGTCTGTGTGTTGCAGCCTGAGTCGGGTGTTTCTTCAACAGCAGTTGCAGAAATGCGGACCATACTACTCTCTTCCGCTCGCATGTTGACCCTATCAACCATGAATGCCTGTGTAAAGTTTTCAATCCCAGTAACGTTGAACGACGTGCCAGGATAAATTGAGAATGCTGAAGCAGATGGCAATAAGGAAAAACTGGCTGTTGCCGCTTTTTCACCATCAGACGTTCTTCGGATATTTCCCGACGCTGGAAAAAATGCTGCGCTAGAGGGTGTGCCCAACCCCGCAAAATCCATGTGAATTTCAAACTTGCCCTGATTCTTTACAATAAACTCCTCAGACGCAAAAAACATTGTGTTGTTCGCCTCAAAAAACCGGAACTCATTCTTGTTTGCTAACTTCTTCAACATATCAAAAGTTGACTCGTCCTGCTTGTCCTTCTGTACTCGTTTGATTTGTCCATCAACCGGTGAATCCTCGCCAAAAAACGAAAGACCAACTCGGGCAGCAGCCTCCGCCGCAAAAGTAGACGGAGAAATACTACCAAAGTTCTTGTTTCCCTTTTCCCGTCGCAGCTTCTGAGTGGCTTGAGACCTTGCAGTCACATTTACCTCAGCCACGCCGCCAAACTTTACATCAATAGCAGCAATCTCAAACTTGTAATCACCGTAAGTAACCGTTCGGCCAATCATAAAATAATTGTTATTATGCAGCTTTAAGTAAGGGTCAATGACTGTAAAGGTTAATTGGCTGACCATATCAGCAGACAGGTCAATATTTAAGTTCTGTATTGATTCGTGTACTTGAACAAGCCGATCACCTAATTCACCGACCTGCAATGATTCAACAGTTAATTTATCAAGTTTTAGCGCCACAACAATATTCCTATCCTAGTAAATTCTCGGCGTCCTCAGAATTAGGGATGTACCCAGCACCAGTTGCCGGATCAATCCAGACTGGTCGCCGTGGCGGATCGTCAACAGGTGTAGGTGGAGGGGGCTTAGGCTTTGAGGCAGCAGGCGCTCTGGACGGTATCGTAGCCGCAACCGTAGGACTAGGGTTCCGATGTACCGCTTTTAGAATAATAAGTTCCTGCTGCGCAGACACTGCCTCAGTCAATTGAATCGACACTTCTGCACGAGTTGGAGAACCCTCTAAGTTTCTGTGCGACACTGTGTAACTGAACTTAGTCAGCACCACAGCAAATGGAAGGGCCGTTAAACCATATGTAAATTGAAACGCAGCACCAGAATCTGCAATTGCCTCTAACCGCTCCAGAAGATCAAGAATAGAAAGTTTACCCCTAGATTCCCTATTGGCTAGAACCGCATTGAACGAGAGATTGCGTAACGACGATGACTCAGCGACTAACAACGGCTTCTTATACGGCCTATTAATTTCTTTGAAACGTGGAGAGAACTGATCGTACTTTAAATCTTGCGGACCATATGGAAAGTGAAAGGAATACACCGACTCACCCGGTGCGTCACGCAACGTAGTATAGTTACCGAACTTATCTTGAGCATTAAATCCGTCAGGGAACACAAATTTGGCACGAAGCGGTTTAGCGTTGCGCACAACAACTTCAGCATCAGTCCTGTTGCCAACACGTCCGCCAGCTACCCTCCCGATGGCCCGAGCGCCAATGGGCCTCCTGAGTCTTTTATATACTCTTGCTCTAGCCATTATACATTCCTTTCTTCAAACACGGCATCACGACTGACTACCCATTCATGCTAGTACTACCGGGACCTTGGCCTGGAGCGAAAGGACTCGGCCCACCTACCGCTGTGACCTCAGTGCTAATAATATAAGTTGCTGCGCCACGCTCAGTTCTATTCAAATCGCCACTAATATTGACAGTCGGACGAGGAGCGTTTATGAAACCGGTAACAATTCTGTCAGCAACACCATCCATTATTGCCCCAATGTCAGTGGGCAATTCTGTTAAAATTCCTTGTAACGACGCACTGTCAATTCCGTACTGCTCAGCAATGATACCAACCTCTTCAACAGTAGTCCCGTCCTCCATCATCTGTGAAAGACCTTCGTTTGCACGACCTACGTCACTGCCCTCCAAATTACCAAATGTGTCGCTGCTTCTCACAAGATCAAGGAGCTTCGCCGCAGTATCCTCAGCGAGCGTCACGCCCTTAAACTCTTTTTGTTGGCCTACTTCCTGAATTGCCTGAGCATCACCGCTACCAAACGCTTTAAACAACTTCTGTGTTTCCACAACGTTGTTCATAAACTGACCCGCTCCTACATCGTCCTTTAGGAAAACTTGATTATCCTTAAAGGCCATTTCCTTCATAGCCTCTAAATCAATGTCCAATTCATCAAACCCAAGGTCGGTAAACATTCTCGTCAGCAGGTCTTCCATAACAACGCCATCTCTGTTAAGACCCATAGCTCGCATAACTGCTTCTGCCTGCTCAGGAGCATAGTGACTTAAGCTTAGACCAAACGATTGAATCGCAGCCAATGATGCAGTAGCGCCGTCCATCCCTGCGTTCCTGTTCACATCAACATTTGTTGCTATATAATCCTCTACGAGACTAGTGTTAGGTGTCCCGCCTGCCTCTATCACGTCAAGAATGGTACCTAACTGAGCGGTCTGCGTCTCAAGCCGTTCATCTCTCTTTGCAGGGCTAGCGTCAAAGTCAGGCAAGAAAATCTGTGAAAGGTCTCCCACAGTCATATTAGCCAGGTTGACTATTGCGGCGACATTATCTTCCATATAATCCACAAACGGATCAATGTTGAAATCGTTAAGGATTCGCTCAACCTCATCCATTGCTAAACCAGTTTCATCAGCAATAGACTGCATCTGATCAGTCATCAGCGTATTGGCTTTTTGTATTTGGGAGTCCATATCAGCCAAAGCATTGTCATTGAACAACTCTTCAAACAGGTCATCACGGTGGACAGATTCGGGGTCAACGCCAATAGACCTCAGGTAATCTCTAAACTCCCGAGTATCCCCCTCCATCTTCGTAATACCGGTCTCTTCGTCAACAGCCGCAGTAATGGCCTTATCAAGCAAGTCAGCCTGTCCAGCT